GTGCTGCCGCAGCTCATTGAACTGTGGGGACTCAATGTGGAGACGCAGGCGGAGTCTAAAAAAAACATCGCAAAACTGACCGCCCGATGACAACGCCCCTCTTCCTTCTCCGATGTGTGCAGATCGGGCTGTCCCTCTCGGAGCTTGATCTGCTCACGATCGGAGTCGTGAATGATATGTTCACCGAAAAGGAAAATGACGAGTGTCATTATGATGTGCTGGCGGATCAGAGGGATTTTGATGCGTTTTGATTACAAGTCATTTTCCTGTATTCTTTTTTGAGCAATGCCGTATACTTCTTCATCGGCTCTGGCACCAATTACAATAATCAGCATCTTATCATTTTGCTTGACAACTTTGTATACGACTCTAAGACCTGCACTTTTCAGTTTGACTTTCAGAAAGCCAGTTAGATCATTGCCGTTTTTGTTTCCAAGCGGTTTCCCATATCCGCCTTCATAAACAGGAAGCGGATTTTGTTTCACTTTCTTGATTGCTTTTAAGACCAGTATTCTTTGACTTCCGTCAAGCGATTTTAAATCACTTTCGGCTTCCGGCAGATATTCTACTTCCCAATTCATTCAAATTCTACCTCATCAAAGTCGGATAAATCGTCGTCTGTGATTCCGAGGTCTTTCATAACTTTTTCTTCCGGAATCGTTTCTTCCGGATTGAATTTTTCCATTCGTTTTACAGCCAGAGTGAGTAAGCGGGCATCATTCACTTCATCCATCAGGCTGACATATTCATCCGGAGAAAGAAGCACACATTCCGGTGCATTGTTTTTCATAACAACTTTTGCACCGCTGTTTTTGACATCCTGAAAAATTTTTCCTGCAAGTCCACGATTGAACTGCGAAATAGAAATGGTATTTTGAATTGCTGCAATAATATTCATACGCTACACCTCCACTTATAGTATACGTCATTTTTGCAGAAATGTCAATAGATTTACTGATAAAAAAGCTGATATTTTTTAGAACTGAGGTGATTACATGGCAAACCGCATCAAAGGCATTACCGTAGAAATCGGCGGCGATACCACCAAGCTGTCCAAAGCGCTGGAAGGTGTCAACAAGGACATCAAAGGTACGCAGACGCAGTTGAAAGATGTCCAGAAACTGCTGAAGCTTGATCCCACCAACACGGAACTTTTATCCCAGAAGCACAAACTGCTGGCAGATGCGATATCTGCCACCAAAGAAAAGCTGGAAGTGCTGAAAACTGCCGCAGAACAGGCAAATACCGCTCTTGCAAATGGCGAAATTTCCCAGCAGCAGTATGATGCTCTACAGCGTGAGATCATCGAAACCGAAAACGAACTGAAACGCCTGACCACAGAAGCAAACAATTCTCACACCGCCTTGGAAAAGATGGGTGTTCTGGGTGAAACGCTGCAGTCCGCCGGAGACAAGATCTCTGACGTGGGACAAAGGCTTTTGCCGGTCACTGCCGGTGTCGCGGCTTTGGGAACCATTGCCGTGAAAACTGGTGCGGATTTCGATTCTGCCATGTCAAAAGTGGCAGCTGTTTCGGGGGCGACCGGTTCAGAGATGGATGCTCTCCGGGAAAAAGCACGTGAAATGGGCAGTAAAACGAAGTTCTCTGCAAGTGAGGCTGCGGATGCTATGAACTACATGGCGATGGCAGGCTGGAAAACCAACGATATGCTCAGCGGTATCGAAGGTATCATGAATCTTGCTGCCGCTTCCGGCGAGGACTTGGCATCTACCTCGGACATTGTCACAGATGCTCTGACCGCTTTCGGTTTGTCTGCCTCGGACAGCGGACACTTTGCGGATATTCTGGCGGCTGCAAGTTCCAATGCCAATACCAACGTCAGCATGATGGGCGAAACTTTCAAGTATGCTGCTCCGGTACTGGGTTCTTTGGGCTATTCTGCTGAAGACTCTGCCATTGCCATCGGACTAATGGCAAACGCCGGTATCAAATCCTCACAGGCTGGTACGGCACTGCGTTCCGCCATTACCAATCTGGCAAAGCCAACAGACACGGTGGCATCTGCCATGGAACAGTACGGCATTTCTCTGACCGACAGTTCCGGCAAGATGTATTCTCTGCGGGAACTTATGGAACAACTCCGTCAGAAATTGGGCGGACTTTCTGAGGCAGAACAGGCTCAGGCTGCTGCCTCGCTGTTTGGCAAAGAGGCCATGTCCGGTATGCTGGCGATCATCAACGGTTCCCCGGCGGATTTTGAAAAACTGTCCAATGCCATTGACACCTGTTCGGATACAGTAGACGGTTACAATGGCACGACCGAAAAAATGGCGGCAGTCATGCAGGATAACCTTGCCGGACAAGTAACCATCTTGAAGTCCCAGCTGGAAGAACTGGCGATCAGTTTTAGCGACATTCTGATGCCTACCATTCGCTCCATTGTTTCCCGCATTCAGGAACTGGTGGACAAGCTGAATCAATTGGATCCGCAGACCAAAGAAACCATTGCGAAAATTGCACTGGTGGCTGCTGCTCTGGGTCCGATGCTGGTGGTGCTGGGAAAGACCATTTCCAGTGTGGGGACGGTCTTTTCCGCAGTGTCCAAACTGCCTGCCCTTTTCTCGGCTGTGCAAAGTGGCATTGGTGCCATTACCGGAGCGTTGGGCGTGTCATTAGGTTCGCTGCTCGCCATTATCGCAGCTGTTGCCGCTTTGGTGGCTGCCTTTGTGCATCTCTGGAAAACCAATGACGAATTCAAAAGCAACATCATCGCCATCTGGGAACAGATCAAAAGCACCTTTACCGGATTGACACAGGGCATCACTGACCGGCTAAACGCTCTGGGATTCGACTTTGAGAGTTTTACCGATGTGCTGAAAGCAGCGTGGGACGGACTGTGCAATCTGTTAGCTCCCATTTTTGAAGGCGTTTTTCAGAATATCTCCAACATCTTTTCAGAGTTTACTGGCGTTCTTCTGGGGCTGCTGGATGCTCTGATCGGTCTGTTCACTGGTGACTGGGAGCAGTGCTGGAACGGTGTCAAAGGTATTTTTACGTCTATCTGGAATTTCGTTGTCAACACGTTTCGCAATATCATGAATACTCTGAAAGGCATTGCAGATGTGGTGCTGGGATGGTTCGGAACAAGCTGGAACGAAGTCTGGACTTCCATCAAAACATTTTTTGTGGACACATGGAACAGCATTGCTTCCTTTTTCACGGGAATTGTTACCGGAATCCGGGACTTTTTCGTCAACACTTGGACGTCTATTTCCAATACCTTCACCACCATTGTCACTGCCATTCAGACGGTGGCAACGACTGTATTTACGGCGATTCGGGATTTCTTCACCACGATTTTTACAGCGATCTACAACTTTTTCAGCACGATTTTCAATGCCATTTACAACGTGGTTTCTACGGTTTTTCAGGCAATTTATAACGTCATTACGACCGTTTGGAATGCCATTTACACCACCTTAGAACCGCTGATCACGGCATTTGGTTATCTGTTTCAGACGATTTTTGAAGCCATTCAGATCATTGTGGGCAGAGTGATGGACTGGATCTCGGAGAAGATCAGTGCCATTTGGAATGCGATCGTGGCGTTTTTAACACCCATTTTAGAGGGCATCCGAACGACCTTTGAAACCATCTGGAATGCCATCTCCAATACAATCTCCACGGTTTTGACAGCGATTCAAGATGTGGTGACTACGGTTTGGAATGCCGTATCCGGTTTCATTTCTTCTGTTTTGTCAGCGATCTGGAATGTGGTTTCTTCCATCTGGAACAGCATCTCCGGCACGATTTCCAGTGTGATGAATGCCATTTTTTCTGTGGTATCCTCCATCTGGAATCGGATTTCTTCTGCGGTTTCCAATGTTCTGAACGCCATCCAATCGGTGGTATCTAACATCTGGAACAGCATCAAGAACACCATTTCCAACGTGATGCAGAGCATTTCTTCTACGGTGTCCAGCATCTGGGACAACATTTGTTCTGCAGTTTCTGATAAAATCAGCGGCATCAAATCCACCATTCAGAATGGGTTTGATGCCGCTGTGGGATATATCAGGGGACTGGCTTCCGATGCCTGGAACTGGGGACGGGACATCATTCAGGGAATCATTGATGGCATTCAGAGTGCCATCGGCTGGCTGGCGGACTGCGTCACCAATGTTGCCGATACCATTCGGGATTTCCTGCACTTCTCTGTACCGGACAAAGGTCCGCTGACAGACTACGAGAGTTGGATGCCGGACTTTATGAAAGGGCTGGCAGACGGCATCGACAAGAGCAAGAAGTATGTGGAGAAAGCCGTGGGCGGTGTGGCGAAAGCCATGCAGCTGACCATGGATTCTGATTTGAATTATAGTTTGAATGGTATCTCCGGTGCAGTCGTTGGCGGCAGTTCCGGCGGTACGGTCAACAACTACTATAACAACGACAACAGCCGCACAGTGAATCAGACAAATAATAGTCCGAAGTCGCTGTCACGGCTGGAGATTTATAGGATGACGAGGAACGCGCTGAATACTTAAAAAGGAGCGATTTAAGTCGCTCCTTTTTCTCGGTAAATCAGAATTTGTCTTACTCGTTTATATTATGAGATTAGGTGACAAGATATATGTCAAAGTGCATTCCAAATGAACAGAAAAGCAAAAACACATCCCCATGCATTTTTGTATACTTTTCTCACCTGAAGCATTCCATAAATGGCTATAAAGGTAGTTACAATTTCAATGATACCCTGTATGCTGAAGCTCATGGGATGAAAAAGAATGCCCATAATTGAAACCACAAGCGCACCCCAATCAAAGAATTTAGTTTTTACCGGGAAACGTCTGTTGATTTTCTCACAGATGACAACATAATTAAAGCCTTCAAAAAAGCCCCAGACAACCGCAATAACCAGTGTTCCGATAATGGTAGCTACGATCCCTGCTTTGTGAAGATCCGGGGTAACCATAATACTCAATGGTTCGTACCCCTCAAATTGTCCTGAAAGGAAAATAAAAAGAATATACGGGAGAAAAAACACGATCGTCCAAAGCACAGCTTTGATTGCGTTTTCCCAACGAAGTCCGAAACTTGCGAACGATTCTTTACGCATTAGGCCTACAATAGTAATGCCAAGACCCGCTATTCCAAATTCCAATGCAACAGCCGTCAAAAGTCTTGGCCAAACGGAAATATCACTGTTTTTGCAAAAACTCATTATTCTGCTTCCGAAAACACCATAGACGATATAGACTGCTATCGTAACCAGAGCGATTATCCACAAATCTATAGTAAGCTTTTTCTTCCGTTCTTTTATCTGTTGTTCCATTTACTTTCTCCCTATACTAAATTTCCAAAGTTGATCTTATACAAATTCCGATTTTGCGTAGAGAACCAACGTCTCTGTTGTCTCTATTATACATCATTAAACACAAAATGTAAAGGGGTGCATCTCATGTTTTATACCCTGATTTTAGAAAACCAATCCGGCGAACAGCTGAACCTGTCAACGACCGCCAACCAATACATGACCTCCAAAATCGAAGGTCTGAATCCACCTGCCGGAACGATTTCCACTTCTTCTTACGCGGGCATGAACGGCAGCTACCTCAACAACGCTTTCATTGAAAAGCGAAATGTGGTCATTTCCTTTGCCATGCGTGGAATTGGCATTGAGAAACGGCGGCATCAGCTGTATCATGTGGTAAAGCCGTCCCGATACATCAAGATCTGGTACAGGACGGCGAACATCGATGTCTATGCCGAGGGGTATGTAGAAACCTGCGAAGTGTCAAATTTCGAGCAGCAGATCAGCGGGCAGATCTCTATTCTCTGTCCGGACATTTACTGGTACAGCCGGGATATTTTCTATGCCTACTACAGCGGCGTAATCGGAGCATTTCACTTTCCCTTTCCGGAGAGCGATGCTCCGTTTCCTTTGGGCGTATATTCCAACAGCAATCTGTTTTCTATCACCAATGACGGGGATGAAACTGGATTCACGCTGCGAATCGAAGCATTGCCCAGCGACATTCCGCAGGAAGTGGTGGCAGTGACACCGACCATCTACAACGAAAACGGTGAGTATCTGCAAATCAAAGGCGATATTCTGACCGGTGATGTCATTACGGTTACCACGAAAACCGGAAACAAGACTGTCACGCTGACACGAAACGGTGTGGACAGCAATATCCTGAATCGGCTGGTTTCCGGTTCGACTTGGCTGACCTTGAAGGAAGGCACAAATATCTTTCGGGTCGAGGCAGTTCGTGGGGTGAAAAAGCTGCGTGTGACATTGATGCACCGCAATTCTTATCTGGGAGTGTGAGAAATGCAGTTGGAAATTTACAGCTTGACAGCTCTGAAAGACCAGATTTCTGTGTCACTGGAAGCCATTTGCGACAGTTATTCTTCGCTCTTATGGGACATTGAGTTCTACCAGTGCGGCTGTTTTGAGGTGTATATTGCTGCCAGTCCGCAGAATGTATCCATTTTTCAGCGTGGCAGAATTGTGGCGAGGAGCGATGATGCACAGCATTTTGGCATCATTGAATCTTTGCAATTGGAAACCGATGCTGAAAAGGGCGATTACCTGACGGTCACCGGACGGTTTCTTGCCTGCCTGCTGGAACGAAGAATCATCTATCCCTCCATCACCGCAAACGGCAGCTATGAGGACATCGTCCGCAAGGTGCTGTCCCGCAATGTAATCTTCGCCGGAATCCGCAATCTTCCCGGTTTTTCCATGGGAACGGTTTCCGGTGACTGCTGGCAGAAAACCGCACGAATGCAGGTCAGCTATGATAACATCTTAGAATGGCTGTACAGCCTTTGTGAAACTATCGGCGGTTCGGCAAATGTGCGGCTGAATGGAAATGTCCTGAAATGCGACCTGTTTTCCGGAACAGACCGCAGTCTTTTGCAGGACGGCAATCCCCACATCGTATTCTCCGATGCGTACAACAATCTGCTGTCGTTCTCCTATGCAGCAGACGATGCCGTACAGAAAAACTTCGCCTATGTGCTGGGCTGCGGTGAGGGCAGTGCCAGAAAACGTACGACCTTCTGTTCCGGTGCAGAGCCGACCTACCTTGACCGCTATGAGGTCTATGTAGACGAGCGAAACACGGCACAGGAAGAAGATGTGACCGATGCGGAATATTTAGAAATTTTGAAAAGCAGCGGTGCAGAACATCTGGTACAGCCGAAAACGGCATCGGAATCCGCTATCGCTGCTTTTTCCACCCAGTATCAGTACAACAAGGATTACTTTGTGGGCGACTATGTAACTGTGGAGCAGAGAAGATTTGGCTTGATTCAGCCTCGAATTCAGCTAATTGGCATGGTGGAGAGTTTCGATCAGAATGGCAGAAGTCTGACCCCGACATTTAAAGAGATGGAGTGATATTCATATGTCTTTTTCCTATGGATTTTTTAACGCACAAAACCTTGACCGGGTGTATACCGCAGAGGATTTCACGGCATATCTGTCCAGCCTGATTTGTAATGGGATTCTGGATACTTACCGGCAGTGTTTTGCACCAACAGTCAAAAATTTGTCCGTTACATTCGGCACAGGCAAGGCGTGGATCGATGGGCATTATTTTATCAGTGATACCCTGCATACCATCGACCTTTCTTCCTATGTAGATGAATCTCTGAATCGTTATGTAGCAATCGGGATCTATTGTGATCGTTCTACTCGTACCTGTGGGATTCGTATTCTGGCAGGTACAGCAGCCACCAGTCCAAACATTCCCGCCTTTACCAACAACAATGTGACGACTTATCTGACTTTAGCAGTTGTAAGACTGCGTGCCGGAACGACAAGTATTCTGGATTCCGATCTGACAGACTGCCGTGCAGATGAGAGCAAATGCGGTTACTGCAAGTGCATCCTTGGCAAGTGCAGAGTGACGGAGATGCTTGCCGAAATGGCAAAGACAAATGCCACACTGGACGAACTGCAAAAGCGGCTGGATGCGATGAACAGTCAGATTTCCGAACTGCAGACCAAGGTAGATGACTTGACGGCAGGCGAAATCCTAGCAACCGGACAGTGCGGTGAAAACATCTACTATGTTCTCTATGACAACGGCAAACTGCTGCTGCGTGGAACGGGTGCAACCTACGATTATACCTCTCATGATTCTGTGTTCTATCAAAACGATCAGATCAAGGAAATCGTGCTCAGCAATGGTATTACTGGTCTGGGTGACCGCCTGTTCTATCATTGTGCCAATGCAGAAACGGTATCTCTTCCAGCTACGCTGACCAGCATTGGCAATTCTGCTTTTGCACAGGAAGATGCTGTAATCAATGATACTGCTGGTCTGACTTCCGTTACGATTCCGCAGGCGGTTACTGCAATTCAGTCGTTTGCATTTCAGCACACTGCCATTGCAGAAGTCACTGTGCCTGCCAACGTGAAAACATGGGGAAAGTATGTTTTCAGTGACTGTACAAAGCTGAAGACTGCCCGTGTTGCGTGCAGTTCCATTGGTGCTTTTGCGTTTACAAGATGTACAGCATTGTCCAATCTTACGATTTCAGCAAATTGCAAAACATTTGGACAAAATATACTGACGTATTGCGAGAGCCTAAAAGCCATCACATATGAAGGAACGATCGCTCAGTGGAACGCCATTACCAAGCCAAGCAACTGGATGTCCTCCGGAAAGCATTATTACAACGACTATCTGCAAAAAATCCAGTGTACAGACGGTTATTTGGAATATGACCCTGAAAATAATGTGTGGAACGAGGTGAAAAACGGATGATGAAATTTTTAGTAAAGAATCAAAAGATTGAAGTGCTGGAACGAGAGGTCATTGCTTCTGACCAGATCGCATTTGTTTCGGTGAAGTTCGTGTTCGATGGGGCTTGGAAAGTCCTGCACAAGGTGGTGCAGTTCACCCAGTGCGAAGAAACATACAACTTGGTGCTTGGCATAGACGGAACAACCAGCTTGCTGCCTGCCGAACTGCATCCCGGTGCGGTGAAAATGAGTTTGTTTGGCTACGATGCAGAAAGCGATACTACACTGCGTGCGACAACCGTACCAGTAACTCTTCACATTCGACCATCTGGGTTTGTTGCAGATGGAGATACGCCAATTCCGCCGACTCCGGATTTGTATACGCAGCTTTTGAAAAAACTTTCCGAAATGCAAGCTGGAGCAAATGGAAAGGACGGTCGTTCTGCTTATGAAATTGCCATAGAAAACGGTTTTGTGGGGACAGTTGCAGAATGGCTAGAGAGTTTGAAAGGCAGGGACGGTATTGATGGTAAGGACGGAAAAGATGGTGCAGACGGTTTGCCCGGTAAGGACGGCACAAATGGGAAAGACGGTAGAGATGGGATTGACGGAAAGGACGGCGTTTCTCCTGATTTGACAAATTATCCGGATACCGATGCTGTAAAAGCACTGGTTCAAGCTGCTGTTCAGCCGCTTTTACAGCAGACACACATTCATAAAAATCTGGATGTTTTAGATGATTTGACGGCAAATGAACTTTCCTTGCTGCGTGCTCTTCAGGAATTCGAGGATGATACAACTTACAATATCCAAACATTCCGGGAAGCCATTGCAGCACTGAATGAAAAGGCACATACCCACGAAAATCAATCCTCATTGGAGCAGATCACTGCCACTAAAATCGCACAATGGGATGGCTTCGGCACACAAATCAACGGGCTTAGCACAAAGGTTACGGTCTATTCGGAAAAGGTGGAGAACAATACTTCCAGAATCGGAACGGCAGAACGTACTTTGGAGAGCCTGCAAAAGCAAATCGACAACCTGACAAGCGGCAGAAATTACACCGTCCTGTTTCAGTCCGGACAGGATGCCATTTCGACCTATGCATCGAATCTCAGCATGATTCTGGACGGCAGCTATCAGACAATGACAGATTTTCTGGCTGCTTATCCGCAGTTTTGCAGTGCAGAAAATGATTTCGTGTTGTCCTATTCACAGGTGTGTTTTAACTGGGATAAGTCGGTCTTGACCGTTTGTGCAAAGCCTCTGTCTCTGACGAAAAATGCGGAAATTGTAATGTCTTATCAGTCGGGTTCCAGCGAAGCTGGAAAGCTGTATCTGGTACAGAAACCGCAGAAGATCGACATTCCTATTGGCGTGTATGTGAATACAGAGATCGATGCAAATCGTGCGGTTTCTCTGGATTTCCAATGGCTGCAGTCGGACAACTTTATCACTACCATCACAGAATGCACTGGCATTTCTGACGGCGAATATTACCTTGCCTGGGTGGGAAGGAGCAACAATTCTCATCCGAAGATCCGATTCCTGAAAGTACTGGAGGACTAAAAATATGATGAAAGATACTATTTGCGTGGCTGTCGGCTTGGTCGGCGGCTTTTTTACTGCCATTTTTGGCGGCTGGGACTCTGCTCTGGTGACACTGGTCGCCTTTATGGCAATCGACTTTTTCACCGGCATCATCACCGCCATGATGAAAAAATCCAAACACACGGAAAGCGGCGGACTTTCCTCCAAAGCCGGCTGGTTCGGTCTGGCGAAAAAGGTCTGCACTTTAATGCTGATCGTCGTTGCAGTTCGGATGGATATTCTGCTGAATACCAACTACATCCGGGATGCTGTTTGCATCAGCTTTTGCCTGAACGAACTGCTTTCCATCGTGGAAAATACAAGTTTAATGGGAATCCCGTATCCGCCTGCAATTCAAAAAGCAATTGATGTTCTGCAAACGAAAATCGGCAGAACCGAAGAAACGACCGACAAGGAGAAAAAGTAATATGACTATCTTAAGACCGGATGCAACAACGACATTTGGCGGTGTCACCGTCAACGAGTATTTACTCACCAAACACAATCCCAACCACATCGATATGCCCTCTGCTTCCATGGCGGGGAAAATCATCGGTGTGACCGTCCATAACACAGACTGGATCACAGTAGCAAGCGGCACGACCCCTGCGGAACAGTACACAAGGGCAACCGTCAATAACAACATGAAGGATGTGCGTGTCCATTATTATGTTGACAATATCTGTGCATGGCAGAATCTGCCCCACAACCTGAGCGGCTGGCACGCCGCTGACGGTTCTGGGAACGGCAACAGAAGAACCATTGCCATCGAGTGTATTATGTCCTCTGCATACAATTCTACGGATAAGAAGTCGGAGGACAATGCAGCGAAACTTGCCGCAGCCCTTCTGAAACAGTATGGATTGAACATCAGCCACCTCTACACGCATACCCACTGGCTCAATGTTCGTGACGGACGAAACGGAACGGTTGACCAGCTGAACACCATGTACAATCGGTACAAGATGTGTCCGGCGTACATCTTGCCCCATTGGGCGGAGTTCAAGAAAAAGGTACAGTCTTATTTGAATGCAGGTTCTGCATCCACAACACCTATTCCTGCAACAAAGCAGCTTTACCGAGTGAGAAAGTCTTGGGCAGATGCAAAGTCGCAGTTGGGGGCGTATTCTTCCTTAGAAAATGCGAAAAAAGCCTGCAAGGTCGGATATTCTGTATTTGATGCCAACGGAAATGCGGTCTACACCAATGGCGGTAAGTTCACCAAAGGGCAGAAGGTTGCCATTCGTGCCAACACACCTTTGTTCGCCAGTGCAGAAACTACATCTGTAACCAGAAGAATCAGCGGCACTTACTATCTGTATGACGGCATTGCCTGCAAGAACGGTCGTTATCGGATCACCACAAAGCCGGAGTTCTGCGGAAAAACACCGGTGGGACAGTATGTGACTGGTTATGTTTCTTGGGATAATTTTGGGGTGATTGGATGAATGCAGAACAAAAAGACCAGATCCGACAACTGCACAGCAGCGGTCTGGGCTACAAGAAAATCGCAGTCCAATTAGGGCTGTCTGTTAACACTGTGGCTTCTTTCTGCAAACGGCAGAGAGGAAGCGAATCCTGCCCACACTGTCCGCAGTGTGGGCGTTCTGTTGTGCAGACACCACACCGAAAACCGAAACGATTCTGTTCCACACAATGCCACAACACTTGGTGGAATCACCATGCTGTATCGAAGAACGGCAAATTACAGCAGCTCTGCCCTATCTGCAAAGAGCCGTTTTTCGCCTATCCCAGTTCGCACCGAAAATATTGTTCCCGTCTTTGCTATGGGAAGCACAGAAAGGAAATGACTCATGGAAAAAGAACATTACCATAAGATCATTACGTATCAAACCACAGTTTCGATTTTGAAAAGCTGGATGCGTGCTGGATTGGTCACGCCGGAGGAATTCCAAAAAATCAACACCATAATTGCCGAACGTTCCGGCATATCTTTGTGCAGTATATTCCTTGACTCCTGCCCGATCGTACGGTAATATGTCATCGGAAAGGGGGAGATTATCACGGCACGAGTGATACAAAAAGTTGCATTTCCACAGAAAAAGCCGTTCCTGTTGAAACGGACGGCAGCCTATGCCAGAGTGTCCAGCGGAAAGGATGCCATGCTCCATTCTCTGTCAGCACAGGTCAGCTATTACAATCAGCTGATCCAGAGCAATCCGGAGTGGCTGTTCTGCGGCGTTTATGCAGACGAGGCATTGACGGGAACAAAGGAAAATCGGGCGGAATTTCAAAAGCTGCTGAACCGATGCCGGCGTGGAGAAATCGACTTGATTCTGACAAAGTCCATTTCCCGTTTTGCACGAAACACGGTCACCCTGCTGGAAACGGTACGGGAACTGAAAACACTGGGCGTTGATGTCTATTTCGAGGAACAGCGGATTCATTCCATGAGTTCAGACGGCGAGCTGATGCTTTCCATTCTGGCATCTTACGCACAGGAGGAAAGCTATTCTGCCAGCGAGAACAAAAAATGGCAGATGCGAAAGGACTTTGAACAGGGAAAAGTCGGGAGTATGCGAATGCTGGGATATCGGCGAACCAAATTCGGAAAACTGGAAATCGTACCGGAGGAGGCAGAAATCGTTAGAATGATTTTTCTATATTATCTGTCTGGCATGGGTAAGCTGGCAATTGCCAAGAAACTGAACGAACAGCAGATATGCACGGTGCGTGGCTGTGCATGGACGACAGAGGACGTAAGGCGAACGCTCCGCAATGAAAAGTACACCGGAAACCTGTTGCTGCAAAAAAGTTTTCGGGAAAATCACATTACCAAGAAAAAGGTGGCTAACATCGGACAGCTTCCGCAGTATTTTGTTGCCGGTTCGCATGAAGCCATCATTTCGCAGGAACAGTTTGATGCGGTGCAGAAACAAATGGCGGAACGACAGAAAAAATATGCCGGTTCCTGTACCACAAACCGATATCCATTTACGCAGAAAATACGATGTGCCTGCTGCGGCAAGTATTACCGCAGAAAAACGACTGTGACCGGTGTGGTCTGGATTTGTTCCACTTACAACACCAAAGGGAAAAAATACTGTCCAACAGCAAAACAGATTCCGGAAAATACGCTGATTTCTGCCTGCTGTGATGTTTTGGAAATATCGGAATTTGATGCGGAGCGATTTGCGGAACAAATCGAACAGATTCAGATTCCGGCACCCAATGAACTGCAATTTTGCTTTTCGGACGGAACGGAACAAATCGTATCTTGGAAAGACCGTTCCCGTTCGGAAAGCTGGACAACGGAAATGCGAGAGAAAGCGAGGCAGAAAAAATGGCGACAGTCCTAAAAATACCGGCAAAGTTTCACCCCATAACACATTTGCCGGAAACCAAGGTTCAGAAACGCAGAGTGGCAGCCTATGCCAGAGTTTCCACGGATTCTGAGGAGCAGCAGACCTCTTATGCTGCACAGGTAGATCGCTACACCAAGTACATTCAGGAACGGGCAGACTGGGAGTTTGTTGCAGTCTATACCGATGAGGGCATTTCTGCCCTGAATACCAAACATCGGGACGGCTTTAATCGCATGGTGGCAGATGCTCTGGACGGCAAGATCGATTTGATTGTCACCAAGTCGGTCAGCCGGTTTGCACGAAACACTGTAGATTCTTTGACGACTGTGCGAAAGCTGAAAGAAAAAGGCGTGGAGGTGTTTTTTGAAAAAGAAAACATCTACACGCTGGATTCCAAAGGCGAGCTGCTGATCACCATCATGTCCAGTCTGGCACAGGAGGAGAGCCGTTCTATTTCGGAGAATGTAACTTGGGGACAGCGAAAGCGAATGGCGGACGGCAAGGTCAGCCTGCCGTACAAGCATTTTCTAGGCTATCGAAAAGGAGCAGATGGCTTGCCGGAAATTGTGCCGGAGGAGGCAGAGATTGTTCGGAACATCTATCGTTGGTTTATGGAGGGGAAAACGCCGACTGGCATTGCGAGAACATTGACAGAACAAGGTGTTCCGACACCTGCCGGCAAGGAACAATGGTGTTCCAGTACAGTGAAAAGCATTCTGACCAATGAAAAATACAAGGGTTCTGCTCTATTGCAAAAGAGATTTACGGTGGATTTCCTCACGAAAAAATCTAAGGTGAATGAGGGTGAAGTGCCGCAATACTACATCGAGGAAAGTCACCCTGCCATCATAGTGCCGGAGGAATTTGAACTGGTGCAGGCAGAATTGCTGCGGAGGCAAAACCTACGGCGGCAGTACAATGGGAAAAGTGTATTTGCTGCCCGGCTTGTCTGCGGCGACTGCGGAAATTTCTTCGGGGCAAAGGTCTGGCATTCCAACAGCAAATACCGGCAGGTGATCTGGCAGTGCAATCACAAATTCCAAGGGGTGTGCAAATGCCAGACACCCCATTTGCAGGAGAGCGTCATACAGCAGCGATTTCAGGCAGCCGTTCAGGAATTGCTGCAAAAGCGGAAAGCAGTTCTGGAAAACTGTCAGGTGATGCTGAAACTGCTTACGGACTGTACAGATTTAGAGCGTCAATTGCAGGAACTGGAAACGCAGAAAATGCGGATTTCGGAACAGGTGCAGGGATATGTTCGGGAAAACAGTGAAATTGTGCAGGATCAGGAAAAGTATGAGGAACGGTATCAGGCACTGGTGGGACAGTATGAACCGCTGCAGAAACAAGAAACCGCCCTGCAGGAACGGCGAGCAGAGCGGTTGGCAAGACGGGAACAGATTCAGGGATTTCAAAGAGCATTGAACGGACAAAATGGGATGCTGCCGGAATTTGACACGCAGTTGTGGCTGGCTGCTGTAGAAAAAGCAGTGGTGCATCGAGATGGAAAAATCGTGTTTGTTTTGAAAGATGGGACGGAGTTGGTGCAGAAAATTTAAGGAGTCTGGGGTGCAGAACGCACTCCCTTTGCTTTTCGGGTGTGCATTGTATCATTTGTGACGTGCGTTTCCAACAACCCAATTATTAAAAGTAATTGGAAAGGAAGAAAAGCACGCAGTTTCGGTACTTTATCGAGGCTGCGTGCTTTTTTGTTGTCGTTTTTAAGGACACATAATATAGTAGCAAATATGCTTCGTACCCTTACCATACCCTTACCGATTTTCGGCAAGGGTATTTTTTCGAGTTGCTGACAGAAATTTGGAGAGAGAAGGGCTTGAAAAACATCTTTTTTGCTGCTGTTTCTAAAAAGTTTACAATTCTAAATAGAAGAAAGGAAACTCCTTTGCTCTAAAGACAGGTACTCATAAAGAAGTTTTTATGATTTGAAGATAAGGTTGCGTAACCTAAGCGGTTACGCAGCCTTTCTCTTTTTGTCGTACTTCATACTGTCAGCAACAGCAGTCGTTACGGCAACGTTGAAACGATAGTGAATCTCGATCTCCTGAGTTCGATGACCGCTGCTCTTGTCGGGAGCATGAATAACGATCATCTCGATAAGTTCGTGCATGACCTCAGGTGTCAGCTCCGTGATATGCTCATACTTCTGTACCGCCTTGATGAATGTCGTCACATCAGCAGACTTCTGCTCTGACGTTTCGATATATGAGGTCAGCTCAGCAACGGTTGCTCTCAGCTTCTTCTGCTCGTCTTCATATCCTGCCGACATCATAGAAAAGCGCTCATCGGAGATCTTTCCTGATACGTTGTCCTCATAGAGCCTTGTGAACAGTCTGTCAAGTTCAGCAATACGCTTTTCCGCTTCTTTCAGCTTCTTCCTGGACTTGGCAAGCTCTGAGGACTGCTTCTGAACGGAATTGTCCATCGCTGCCTGCACAAACTCGTCCTCGTTATTCTTGACAAAGGAAATCATCTTGTTCAGCTCACCGAGTATGATCTCTTTCAGAACGGTTGTCCTGATGAAGTGAATTGTACAGCCGTTCTTGTCTTTTGCATAAGTGCCGCATTTCAGATGTTCTTGATCTTCGGTCATGGTTGTCGCTCGGCACAGATACAGCTTCTTTCCGCAATCGGCACAGTAGCAGATGCCGGAAAACGAATTGACTTCTTCGTGCTTTGTCGGACGGCGTTTGTTCTTGCGAAGCTCCTGCACTAAATTGAACTCTTGCTGAGTAACGATAGGCTCATGGGTATTCTCAAAGATCAGCCAATCCTCTTTCGGGTTATCCACACGTTTCTTGTTTTTGTAGGATTTCACATGAGTGCGGAAATTCACAGTATGACCTGCGTATTCTGGCTTTTCAAGTATACCCGAGATTGTTTCCATACCCCAGCGGCTGAGATTGGCATTCTTGTGACCGTTATCCCTGCTCTGCGACAAAGCATAAGCCGTCGGCGTAGGGATACCTTCTTCCGTCAAGATGCGAGCGATCTGCGCCGGACCGTAGCCGTCAATGCAAAGATGGAAAATCTTGCGAACAACTTCGGCGGCTTCATCGTCGATCAACCAAAGGTTCCTGTCCGTTTCCGAATGCTTATAGCCGTAGATCGGATTAGAAAGATGTTTGCCCGATTGTCCCTTAGCCTTGAAAACGGCTCTGATCTTCTTGCTCGTATCACGAGCGTACCAGTCATTAAAAATGTTCTTGAAAGCCATCAGCTCATTTTCAGACTTTAAGGTATCCACGCCGTCATTGATAGTGATATAACGAACATCATGATCCGGAAAGATTATCTCGATGTACTCGCCTGCTTTGAGATAATCACGTCCAAGTCTTGAAAGGTCTTTAGTAATGACCGTACCGACTTTGCCCTCCTCAATGTCAGCCAGCATCGCTTTGAAGCCCTCGCGCTCCCACGTTGTTCCACTTACTCCGTCATCAACGTAGTAAACGGTGTTGCAGAAGCCATTGTCCTCTGCATAATTTTTGAGGATAGCCTTCTGGTTGGGGATACTGTTGCTCTCACCCTGTAACATATCGTCCTGCGAAAGACGACAATATAATGCTGTGATCTTGTCTGTCATAATTTACCTCTCTTTCCGACAGATACAGCAAGCTATGTTATCATTATAGCGTACACCGAAAATAAATACAATGCGCCATTATTCCAAAGTTACACAGCCTGCTTCTCGGGTTCTTGTCCGGATTCACCGAGGAGTTTTTCGCTCTCTCGAATGATCAACCTTTTTAGGATACCCGAAAGGCTTTCCTTTGAAGCAGGGTTGAACACGGTTGTCACCGTGTAAAGGGTATGTCCGATCTTGTACTCGGACGTTGCGTTAAAAGTTGTTTCTGCCTTTTCTGTATCTAGTGTTATTATTCATAGCTTGTACTCTTTAGCTTCTCTTTCTCTATGCTTTTAGAGCGAGGGGATCGCTTTCTCTATCTGTCCCTCTTTCTGTTTTTGAAATAGTTGTGCGGAACGGCATTTCTGCCGTCCCATTGCATAGCTATTTTTACTATCGGATAGTTTTAATCCTCATAGGGATTCGCTTTATCCGTAAAGCTCATTTGCTGTCCGAAGTCAGCGGTAAGATTGGTGGTATCGCTTTTCTCACTCTCTGCGTTTCCACCTCCGACCAGTTTCAGCAGCTCATCATCGGATAGACCGCTGGCTCTCAGCTTCTCCAAAAGCTGATGCTCCGAGGTGATGATTTCGTCAAGCTCACGGGGCTTGCAGTTGTATTTCTCCGCCATAGCTAGACAGGAAACTTCTTTCAGCTTGTCCTCCAGGGTTTTCTTCTTCGCCGTATCGCTTGCAATACGCTTTTCCAAACCTTTGATCTTCTCAATGAGCTGATCTCTCTTTTCTGTATAGATGCCCATAGAAAAATCACAACCTTTCATTTTTTGTTCTCAGCAGGCAGAGGCGAGTGACCATAGCTCACCTGCCATGATCCAATTATAGCGCGCTCTACATTTGAAATACAAGCCGCATTGCACACAAACTTTCGTTCATACTTTGTCAAAAAATGTCCGGGGAATTTTGAGATTCAAAAAACTGAAAGTACGCTATTTCGCAGTTTATGCTATCCGGTTATTTTGACGAATCGATTTTGAGCGATCATAAGAAATCTGAAATTTATTATTGACGTGATCGGGAAAGTGCGCTATATTGATTATGGGGAGCGATGAAACAGAGAAAGTCGCACAGCTCCAATTCTCGGAATCGAGAAAAAAGACCGAGCAGAAATGCTCGGAAATAACATTCGCCCCACAGGGGCGAAACTCTACCAGCAAGCACGGTACTATGTGGGCGCAAATTGCGACTTCACACATAGTACAAGGCTTGGCAGAGGGCGCTGCCCCTACGACCCCGAATTGATAAAAAAAGGAGAACAAGAGAAATGAAAGACGAAAAGAAGCGTACACTATACCTGAAAGTCCGTGTCAGCCCCGAAGAAATAGCGGCTATCAAGAAGAAGTTTGCTAACAGCGGTATGAGCAGTCTCAGTGGATTTGTAAGAGCCATGATCTTTGAGGGATACATTGCTCAGGTCAACGAAAATGAGCTGAAGGAGCTCGCACGCATCGCCAATAATGTTGCCAACAATATCAACCAGATCGCCCGTCGTGCAAATGTCACGAACAAGGTTTACAAGGAAGATATTGAAGAAGTCGAGAGCCTTGCCGGTCAGATCATCGACCCTCTGCTGTTTCTGCAAACGAAGGTCTTGCAGTTGAAGCGATAAGAGAAAAGGTGCTGTCAGGAGAAATCCCGACAGCACCAATTTTAATATGTGCGCCCTGCACCGGATCGGCGTTTGAAATTGCTGCGCACTTCACAAGAATGGTTACAATTATTCCGCAGAGCTGGACTCCGGAAGAATTATCCGCTATAATGGATTCACAATAAATCTTTTTGGAGGAACAGCTATGTTGAAAATATCTGAATTGGCAATGCCGAGAACACGCAAGGTCACTACTTTATGCAACGGCAGGCGTGAGGTCTGGACGGACTACGAAGAAGCAAAGGCATATTTCCTTGAAATAATGATGTCCACGGACGGCGAGGAACATGAACGTGTGGAGTGCGTTTATATTCAGCTTATGCACGGACTTGACGAGTGCAGTGATGCTGACAAATAATCTAAGAGGGCGAGGTGTCAGTGACGGCAGCTCGCTCTCCTAAAATCACCTCAGACTATTTCGCTTTTCAATAATGCGATATCCTGACGGTTATCAATAGGCTTGATTCTTTCAAGTATTTTCTGTTCAACAGATTTAGACCAATAAATCTTCAGTCTTTTCTTAGCACGAGTAATTGCAGTATAGAATATGCTGTGAGTTATAAGTTCATCTATTTCATCGGTTATAACTATTTTAACAGAGTCATATTCCAAACCTTGTGCTTTATGGATTGAGACAGCATAAGCTATTTGAAACGGAACCGTAGCCCTTGAAGTTTCGTCATCGTCCTCGTCAGTGCTTTTATTCTTAAAGACTTCAAACCGAATAATCGAGTTTCCCTCCTGATTCGTTCCTATGATGTTGAAGTTACGATTGTCCATATTTAATTCTATAAGAGGTTTATCAAGTTCGACATCAAATTGAATCGACTCATTTGCCTGACCTTCATTTAAAACAGCGAAATCTACGATTTTAGCTTTCATATTATTATGAATAACAGGAACTTCGTCTTCATCACTGCTAAAAAACGAATCGGCAGCATCGTTGAATAGAATAGGATCACCGACTTTGTATCTTTGTATGCCACGATAAATCTCTTTACCGTTATTGTTTTCTTGCATGAAATGATTGATATTATTAATACCGTAAAGTCCTCCATAGTTTAAGCAAAGTATAATTTCATTTTCTGCTGCAGAAGTGAATATTGAAGTATCCAGTTCTGCCGAAAACTCACCTGCTTGTAATCTGTCAAGAACATCACTATCCTCATTATTACCCTGCATTTTTCTGACATTATCCCATAGGTCTAATAATTGCTTACTTTCTGTTCTAAATGGTTTTTTTAATTCGCATACTGATGTTGGAGGGATAAAGAATCTTACTGCATTAAACCAATTTCCAAATTCTATAGCCTCGATCTGGTATATATCTCCTACCAAAATTAAAAGCTCGTACTGAGCAAGTTCAAGAACCTTTCTCATACTTTTATTACTTACAGTACTACACTCATCTATTATGAGAATATCATAATCTCTTTTTACATCTTTAGCATACGGATTATTAAATTTGGTGATAGTCATAAAATTGCATTTTGATGATGCGTTCACTTTTCTTTTCAAATTGTTTACTGCTGGATTTGTGTGAGCTAAGTACAACCGGGAGTAGTCTTTGAAAAATGTTGAAATATAATTGATCAATGTCGTTTTTCCCGTTCCTGCTGCACCATAAATCAAAGCAACTTTCGATTTATCAAACAAATTGATTAAGGCATCTTTTTTTTCATCTGACAGATCACTATTATCTTGAGTATTTATCCAATGCTTTGCGGTGTTAGCGTGATTAGGAATCCCTTTAGTGGTCAGGCTTTTTACAGTTTGAATTATAGAAACAGTATCATTTTTATAGCTTTCAATAAAAATATGTTCATTCTTAATTATCAACTTACGTGCTTGCTGCGTGTCATTATCATATAGTTTGCTGTTATATATTCTTACCAATGTTTCAACATCATCGAAGTATTTATACTTATGGGAATCACTACCTTCCGCTTTTTCTAACGGTGTAAACAGAATTCCTTTTTGTTCAGTATTATGTCTGATATGCCAAGCTAAGACCTCATGCTCACGACCTGCAACATCAAAACAGTCAAAGATATCTGATATGCTTGGAACGTGTTTTCTAAGTGAAGAACAAAACGGCATTTGATCAAATGGAATGCATTTATAATGAAGATATAGACCAGATAATCTAAAATTACCTGTATATTCACGGTTTCTTTCATTCCAGTGCTTTTTGTATTGTGCCTTTATTATCCGGTTTGTCATATGAAATAATAAATACTTTAGTATATTCGCACCAGGACGATGGTTCTTCGCAAGCTCTCTGCAATAATCCAGAATATCAAAGAAAAATGTGGAACTTGAATTTGGAACGATTTTACTGCGTAAATTAGCAAAGACTTCATCTGAAATATCAAGGAGCTCGGATAAATTTGCTCCGGTATCAGTTAAATATTGTGATAAATGCTTCTGTTCGGCTTTAGATAACTTAGGGGCATTCTTGTAAATCAGTTTTGCAAAATTATCGAATTCACAAGGACGAATATTCACTTCCCAATTGACAATAACTCGTATTGGCATGGTTTTTCCAAAAATTTCAATTGAAATATTGGCTATAGCAAATCTGACAGCGTAATAATCGGATAATTCAATGTCTGTAAACGCAATAATCCGATCTGTTTTGCTTGCTTTATCATTTGCCGGTATGAATGCGACTTCATAGTATACTTTCCCGTTTACAAAAAATGGCTTTATTGATTGGATATAAAACCGGTCAAATCGAAATCCTTCTCTTATAGGAGTATGGTATAATTCAATTTTCTCAGAAATCTTCTCATAGTATTCTTTATAACTATCATCTATTTCAATAGGAAACTTTTCAAGGTTATGGAGGACTTCCATAGAATAATTGTCCTGAAGATAATTCTTTATTCTCAGAAGATATTCATAATATTTGAGCATCAATCGATTAGCATTTTCTTCTGCTAAAGTTCTATGAGATACAGATACCTGCAAGAAACGATGAAAACGTGCAATATGCTTCAATTTCATCTGGCTTTTAACATACTTTACTGCTTTTTGAACATTTTCATGTGAATCTTCGATATCCTCTCCATTGGCATAAATCTTCAGCATAATATGTTCGACGAAATGGCGAAGATGCGAAAGAATGTCCTGAGATATTTCTCCAATTGTAGATTTTTCTATGCTATCAATATGACGGCAAATAACTCTGTCACTGTTCATTATCTGCTCGTCTATGCGTAAAGGTGCATCCATTATATTTTTCTCCTCTCTGTTACAGATTTACATTTTATCCTATAAGAGCCGTAATGAGCTTAACTCACATACGGCTCTTAAATCTTATGAGTTTTTCCTCAACGACTTATACAACTCTTTTGCCATAACATCTTGCACTTTCTGATAAAACTCAGGATCGTTGAACAGCTTCTGGAATGATTCGTTGTTCTCAAGAAAACACTGTGTAACGATCTCCTTGAATTTCTCCGGGAACAGGGAATTAACAAACATTTCTGTGCTGTTGTCGCTGGCGTATTTCTTGAACTTCTTAACGTCTTTATCGTCCATGAACATACGGTAGATACCTTCGATAATAACCCTGTCTGCATCGGTGAACTGACCGTCAAATCGCTCATTGACCTTATCTATGATACTCTGTAAAGTGTCCTTTTTCTTGTTAGGCTTCTTGGGAGCAGTTGCTCCTGCTGGCACCCATACAACTTTCTTTTCGTCAAGTATGATCGCTCCGTTATGTGTTTCTTTCAGGTTAGCATATTCCAGTCTGACTTTGTCATCTATATCAACGATATCCTTTCCTGATTTCGGAAGCAGTCTCAGAAGATTGGAAGTGTACAGATATTCAGCAAACAGGTCTTTGTCGTGCAGTCTGACGATCTGGGTGATATACGCATAAGTTCTTGTAAACTTGCGGAGATAGTCACGGACTGCATACTGATCGTCCTCGGAAAGATCTCTGTATCTGTCAATCACAGGTCGGAACATTCCTGCGAGCTTGCCGAGTGCTGCTGCATTCTGCCCTTTCCCTGTCTGCTTTGACATAAAGTCGTTGAATTTCTCGACATCATCATAATTGAACAGCATATACTCGTTCAGCTTGTTCCTGAGATCATACACCACATTTAGGTCTGTTGCACCTTCCATGGAAGATTCCTCATAGAATGGCTGGAACGCTTTTTTGATGTCTTCCTCTGTATTTTCAAAATCAAGAACAAAAGTGCTTGCCTTTCCGAAGCAAGTACGGTTCAAACGAGAAAGTGTCTGCACGGCTGCTACGCTTTTCAGCTTCTTGTCCACATACATGGAATGCAGCAGCGGTTCATCAAATCCTGTCTGATACTTATTTGCTACAACAAGGATATTATACTGACTGCTGTGGAACACCTTTCTGAACTTCTTGTCAGTCGTGATGTATTTACCGTTTTCGTCAAGGTTCATTGATGCTTCGGTAAACGGCTTTTCCATGGGCATTTCTTCCAGCGTGATCTCGCCTGAAAATGCGATCATAACATCGCACCCTGCGGATTCCCGCGGGTGATCTTTCAAATACTGCTTGATTGCAAGGTAATAACGTACTGCGTTGGCTCTGCTGTCGGCAACGACCATAGCTTTTCCTTTTCCGTTTATCTGGAATCTGCCGTTTGCAAGGAAATTCGCCATGAGCATTTCTGTTTTCTGTGTGATCGTATAGCCGTGCTTCTTATAATACTTGAACAGTGCTTTCGATGCCGCACCTTCTATCAGTTCGGGATTGTCCTCGGAAACTTTGACGAGCTTAAATGCTTCACGGATCGTGGTATAGTCCTGTAACACATCAAGAATAAATCCTTCCTCGATAGCCTGTTTCATGGAGTATACATGGAACGGCATTTTTGTTGGTGTACCGTCAGCACCGATATACTCAGTGCCGAACACCTCGATCGTCGGACCTTTCGGTGTTGCGGTAAAAGCAAAGAAAGACTGGTTTGCGTGTCTGCCCTGACCTACTACGCTGTTGATAAATTCATCGGTGAGGTCAACATCTTCCACGTCGATCTCCTGTTCCTCTGCGTATTCCTTTACGGCTACATCAATGTCGATCAGGCTTCTGCGGAGCATTCTTGCACTTTCGCCGCTCTGTCCCTGATGTGCTTCATCAATGATGATAGCAAACTTCTTACCCTTATAGCTGTCCATATCCTTGTAGCCGAACAGGAACTTCTGCACGGTGCTGATAATGATCTTCTTGCCGTCGTTGATCGCTTCTGCAAGGCTGTGAGAATTCTTCTTATCGTCTATTGCTTCTACCAAGCCGACCTTATGCTCGAAGCTGTTGATCGTGTCCTGTAACTGTCCGTCGAGAACGACACGGTTTGTGACTACGATAACGGAATCGAATATACCTTCGTCATTGGCATCGTGGATTGATGCAAGGCGATAGGCGATCCACGCAATAGAGTTTGACTTGCCCGAACCTGCGCTGTGCTGTATCAGGTAGTTTTTGCCCGAGCCGTTCTCCTTGACATCGGCAAGGACTTTCCGCACCACATCATACTGATGATAACGTGGGAACAGCAGCTTTTCCTTAGTCTTGCCTGTCTCCTCGTCCTTTTCCTTGACATGGGAAATGAACCTATAAAGAATATCCATGAGGGAATCACGCTGCAATACTTCTTCCCAGAGGTAGTGCGTTGCATAGCCGTCGGGATAGTCGGGGTTGCCTGCACCGCCGCTGACACCTGCACCGTTTGAACCTTGATTGAACGGCATAAAATAGGTGCTGCCGTCTTTGAGCTGTGTTGTCATCCATACTTCATAGAGGTCAACAGCGAAGTATACAAGGAAACGGTGATCAAGGCGGAAGCAGAACTCCTTGCTGCTGCGGTCGTTTTTGTACTGCCTGATGGCACACTGATAGTCCTGTCCGGTGAGCTGATTTTTCAGCTCTATCGAAACAACGGGGATACCGTTCACTGACAGCACCATGTCAATGGTATTGGTGTTGTGGGGAGAATAGCGGAACTGCCTTGTGCAGCCGAGGATATTTGCTTCATAATGCTCCACATCGAGGTCATTGAGGGCAGTTTCGGGCTTGAAATAGCAAACTTTCAGCTTGATGCCGAGATCTTCGATGCCGTGACGGAGAACGTATATCAAGCCCTGTTCGCTGATGCACTTTTCAAGGCGGAAATAGAGCTTTTCCTGTGCGTTCTCGCCGTAGTATTTGAGATACTTCGCCCAGGCTTTCGGCTGTGTCTTTTCGATGAACCTGCACAGCTCGTCCATACAGATGCACTTGTCAACATCGAATTGACTGCTTTTCAGCGAAACATATCCGCCCTCATCGGAGAGGAAGAAAGTCTCGATATCCTGTTCAAAGCGTTTTTCTTTGGTTTCCAAGGTCATACCTCCTTTTTGCCTGTGACATATTCGTATATCAGGGATTTTTTATACTGCTGTAACTTCTCGATCTTCTGCTGTTTGAGGGTGATGAGCTTGTCTATATGGGAGCATTTGTGGTCGAGGTAGGTAGTGATTACTTTTTGCTCTTGTATTGGTATAACCATTATTGGAGAGTTTTTTATCGCATCAGCACTCATGCCTTCACGATTTCCGCCTGTTTGATATAGTGAAATAGACATCTTTCCAATATTTGAGTTCCAATAGTAGTGCATATAATCCGGAGTAAAAATACTGTCTATTACTCGTATAATACTAACGTGCTGATTAACATTTGCTCTTTCTAATTCTGGTGGGAAAATACAACATCTTCCAATAGAACCACCTGTAATATTTAGAAGAACATCATACGGTTTAACTCTTGTGCCTTTCATTTCCTCATCAATAGTATCTGTGATATATGTTGGCGAATCAAGATTGATTCCCTCGTCGTATATATTTTGACTTCTAAGAAATAAAACACCTTCGCTGGAATATGTTTCTGCTCCACCAAGCGGTGTTTTTCCACTTCCGACCTTCGTTACTCCAATTTTAATTTTTGCGATTTTCCAATGCTCCGGTATCTCCCCGATCCACTCAACCCCGCTATCTTTCATCTGCACATCAGGATCAAGCCCCTTTGTGACAGTCTCGGTGATAACGCTCTGCTTGTAGGCTTTCAGCTTTTCGATCTGCTGCTGTGCGTTGGAGATGAGAGCGTCTATCTGGGTGCATTTGCGGTCGAGGTGGGCGGCGATTTTTTGTTGGACAGCATACTCAGGAACGGGGATCGTAATGTTCCGCATTTCCTGCCAGCGAGTAGTCCATAAATCATCAACTATACCATGTCCCCAGCGATAAAACTCATTTGCGAAACTTGAAGAATGAAACAGCCAATTATAATAAACAGGGTGCATTTCTCCACGAGGAGTTAAAACTGTATTGATGAGTGATACCGAGCCGTCATAATCAGATATTCCGCATGAACCACGGCGGTCAGAACGGCTATTTATAGCAAAATCGCCTTTCTTTACAAGTTTTCTGTCATCATGTGCATCTGTCTTTGCCGCTGTTTCAAGCTGAGGAACGATTCCCTTCATTGTAACGGAAAGCGGCGGATAATCACGGTCACTTACTTTCTGATTTCTAAGAGTGTATAGTGAATTTATAGTCGAAATATCCCACTGCTCAGGAATTTCCCCAATCCAAGCCACTCCGCTATCTTTCATCTCACGCATTACCAAACAGCTCCTTCATCAGTGTTGTTTCTTCCTCCTCCAGTGCCTTGATATCCGCAAAGATATCCTCCGAGGACTGCGGTGCGGTAAACTTGTAGAAAAGCCTTGTGAAAGGTATCTCGTAGCCAATTTTGTCTTTCTTTCGGTTAGCAAATGCCAGCGGATTGTACGGCAGGACGTTCTTTGCGATATACTCGTCAATATCCTCCGAAAGCGGAATGATCTCGCTGTCGCTTGCACCCTTGACAGCCTGCGGCTTGCCCTTTTTCAGAACAGCCTTGCCGTTTTCATCTGCCTGTGCTGTCTCGACAGTCACCTTTGTAAAGCCGAAGAAATCATTGTCGAAAGTCTTTGACTCCACAACAAGCTCGCCGTCGGTATATACTTCGTTTTCAAACTCCATGTAGGCTTTCATGATAAGCTCAATGCACTTGTCATCAAGGTCAACACGCTTGTTGCCGATGTTCTTGCGGCGTTTCACAAAGCATTTTGAAGCGTCGATGAGCTGAACTTTTCCCAAACGGTGTGCAGGCTTGCCCTTTGTCAGCACCCAAATATAGGTGGAAATGCCCGTGTTGTAAAACAGGTCTGTCGGCATCTGAATGATCGCTTCGACCATATCCTCTGTGATAACATATCGGCGTATCTCCGAAGCACCGCTGCCTGCATCACCCGTGAACAGGGACGAGCCGTTCTGAATGATCGCCATACGTCCGCTGCCCTCTTTCAGCTTCTTGACACCGTTGAGCATAAAGAGCATCTGTCCGTCGGAAATAGCCGGAAGACCGGGACCGAATCTTCCGTCATAGCCTTTCTTGGCTTCGGCTTCGACCTCTGACTTTTCACGCTTCCAGTCGATACCAAACGGCGGATTGGAAATGATATAGTCAAACTCATAACCGCTGAATTTGTCATCGTTGAGCGTATCGCCGTACATCATGCCCGAAGCGTTGCCTCCCTTGATGAGCATATCAGCCTTTGCGATAGCGTATGTCTCAGGGTTGAACTCCTCTCCGAAACAGGTGAGGTCGGCATCTTCACTGATGTCGGTCAGACGTTCCGTCAGACAGCCGAGCATCTGCGATGTACCCATTGCCATATCGTATGCGGTCTTTGTGCAGCCGTTCACCTTGATATCGTCCTTTTCGGGTGCGATAAGCAATTCGGTCATGAGGTAGATAATGTCACGGCTGGTGAAGTGTGCTCCGGCTTGCTCGTCATAGCTCTCGGAGAATTTCCTGATAAGTTCCTCGAAAATGTAACCCATATCGGTAGAGGTGATCTTGTCGGGTGCCATATCGCCCTTAGCAGAGATAAACTCCTGTATCACCACAAACAGAACATTTCCGTCAGCCATAGTCCGCACCTGATCGGTGAACTTGAAGTTGGAAATAATATCCTTGACATTAGAGGAAAAACCTTGCAGATAGTTCTCAAAGTTGGATTCGATATTGTCGGGGTCTGATACCAGCTTTTTGAAGTCGAACTTGCTTGTATTATAGAAGGAATATCCGGAAGTCTTGCAGAGAATGCCGTCACGGGCTTCACCTTCGACTTTCATTCCTGCGAGCTTTTCGCCCATTTCAACGACTGCCTGTTTTGTCGGTGCGAGAGCATCGTCAAAACGCTTCAGCACCGTCATCGGCAGAATAACTTTGCCATATTCGTGCGGCTTGAATAACCCGACAAGATGTGTAGCGATCTCCCATATGAGATTTGCTTTCTCCTGAATATTGATGTTTGTCTGTTTCTGTAAAGAATTGATCGACATACTCTCACTCCTTAAATGTTTGTTTCACTGTCCAGCAGTGTTCTCTTTCGCTCCAATACTTTTTTCATTTTTCGTTTCAGCACAGCGTATTCATCAAGTGCCGCCTGATATTTCTGCGCAATTACCTTCTGTTCTTCAAGCGGTGGCAGAGGGATCAAGATGCTCTTAACAGCTTCTACGGAAATTGTTTTAATGGCTGTGCCACCCGAAGCATAACTCAGTGCGGCTTCACCTGCGATACTGTCAAAGAATGCCTGAATGTAATATGGATCAGCCTTGCTTTCGTCTATCTCAATAATGTAGAGATTTCCGGTTGCGATAATAGAATGATCATTATCGGAATTTACAACGGCGGAGCGGAAAGTAGAAGATGCCATTTTGGAAAGAACAATAGAGTTTTCGGGAACAACGAATTTTTCAAGAGCCTTCGGCAGCTCTGTAATATACTGCTGTCCTTCTTCGATATCTATAGAACCATTCGACACATTCGCAAGGGAAATGAACCTGTAATTGGAAGGCATTACAGACTTAATAGATTCCAGTAATTCAGGTTTTACCTGTGAACCTCTTGCAATATTTTTGATGACATCTCCGAAACATACTCCGTTTTCTACAACGGGCTTTTCCAGATAATGTGAAGCCATGAGATTATAATCATGCTCTCGCATATCTGCCATAGAAACATCTATCGTGTTATCCCCGCCGTTTTTGAGACAGTCAAGTATAAACCGGATATTATCTTCAGAAAGTGTATTAAGTCTTCTGCTTTCCTTAGAAAAGCTGTTTTCTGCATTTACAAGTCGGATCGTAGTGTTGTTATGACTGAATACTATCATAGTGGTTGGGATAGCAGTTTCGATGAATAGGGCAGGTGGAAGATTGATAACTGCTTCAATATAACCGTTCTCCGCAAAATACTGACGCATATACATATCGGGTTTGTTAAACGCAGCTCCGTTTGTCATGATAGCTACTGCTTTGCCAGTTTCTTTCAGGGAGCGAATGATGATCGCATTGAACAGCCAGTCAGATGAGCATCTTGAGATATAAGAACTATCAAGTCCAAAGTGGTCCTGCAATTCATGGCGGCACTCATCAAGATCTGATCCTCTGAGACCGAAAGGATAATTTGAAAAGATCTTATCATAACTTTCAGGGTACTTATATGTCAGTGCATTATTGATCACAAAGGAATAGTTATCACCGAGGAGTGCTCCTCTGAGAATTGCCACGTCATTTGCATTGAAATTGATTTCAACTCCGGTATATTCACTTACTTTTGTATCCTGCAAAGCATATATTGGAAAGGTTGCGCTTCCCGAGCAGATATCAAGCACCTTGTCATGTTCCTTAATCTCAAGTATGCTGCTTGCAAGATTTGCTAAAGATACCGGGGTGCTCATTTCAAAGAATGAATTATCATAGAGAACCACTTCTTTTAATACGTCCGCATCAAATCTGCCAATGAAGCTTAGAACTGTTTCCCATAAGCCATTCAAGTTTCTGGAAAGAACCTCAGAAACATCGGAGGATACATTAGAGCTTTTAATGAATGTCTCCAACGAATCAGTGGAGACCGTCGGCGTTTTCTCAATTATGCTCAAAGCATAAGCTGTAGAAATAACAGTGCCACCATTATACGCTATTTTTCCACGATAAGCTTCGCTCAGCTCATAAGAAATTTCTCGAATCATATCAACTGTAGATATCAATTTGATCCCTCCTAATAATCTTAGGTAATTCGTAACCTTTGCTGTAATTATATCATAGCACAAGCTGATCGTTACGTCAATAGATTTCTTGGTAATTTATAACCTAAACCATAGAATTGTATATTTGCACAACTTTGAAAGGACTGATTTATGCGTTTTGTACATTGAAATACAGCTGTTTTGATTGGACATATTTTATATCCGCCCTATGCCATTAGATGCAAATAAAATATTAACAAACTTTATAAAAGAAAAGACAGATACCTCAACCATTGAAGTATCTGTCTTTCTTGTGTTATAGCCTGCTGTATAGGTCTTTACATAATAGTTGTTCAAAAACTTCTATATGAGTACCGACCTAAGGTAATGCGTATATTTCTTTTTACCGAAGAATGATTCGCAGCTCTTGTCATCTCTCAGAAATGGTTCTTGCAATTTCAACGGTGGTAATTGAGGATGGATTTCATTTCAAAATCAATTGACTTTTTCACTAAATTCGTGGTATAATATATCATAAATAGTTGTAGTTTATCACATCTGAAAATTATAAATTAAGCCACGATACTCATATATTCAAGGAGGCAGATATGGAAAATGCATATAAAATGAGGATTACTTGTAATCCTTATACCAAAGAGATCGTCTACGAATGCTATGAAAATGACCGATTTATCAATATCAGCGATCTTTCCGATGGATGCAATTCGGAGTTGATAAACGATAAGTTTACGAAGACATCGTTCCAGAATCGTGCTTATGAAATTGTGGAACTGCTAAACAAACATTTTAATCCCGGCAACAAAGGGCTTCATATTGATTTTATTGGGAATAAGGATGATTATGATGTTTTAGAAAGTGTGATCGCTACATATTTTTCTGATTGCAATATTACCAGTGAAAAGAACCAGCGGTATTTCAACGAAGCTCCCTATGTAATGAAGCAGATTGAAACTCGATTTGATGAGGTTATTTCTACACTTGAAGACAGTGAATATACCAAAGATGAGATTACAGCGGAAATCGGTAAGTACAGAGATACGATAGATGAGTCCATTGCCATTTGTGTCACAGGGCTTTGCAGTGCTGGAAAATCAGCTTTTATCAATAGCCTTATCGGATATGAGATACTGCCAAGTTCATCTGATCCGACAACTGCGAAAATGTTTAAGATTACTTGCAGCGATGCTTATTCTGTATCATTTGAAATCAATGGGCAAACGATAACGGTATCTTTTAATGATGATGGCTATACGGTTTCGGATAACTGTCCGTCAGAACTTGACAGCAAAATCAATTCTGTTTTTGCTGATGATATGGCGAATGCCAGAATTAAAAATATGCATTGTTTTCTTGATTGTTTGAATAAGGGGAAGCTTCTTCCAGAGGTAGGCAAGGTAGATATCGGCATACCTTTCAGACAGATGACATATTTTGATAGTCATTATCAGTTTGTAATCTATGATACTCCGGGCTCAAATTCTGACAGCAACAGGAAACACTTTGATATTCTCAAGGAAGCTCTTAGTAAACAGACAAATGCACTGCTCATTCTTTTGACGACGCCAGATACCATGGATTATACTGATAACAATAATCTTCTTGATCTCATTCAAGAAACTGGTGAATCTTTAGATACTTCAAATGCGATCATTGTCGTAAACAAGGGCGATATGCTCACGCCAAGCTCTTTGGCGGAAAAGCGAGAACGTTACCAAAATTTAAAGATAACCAAATGGAAATCCACAAGAATATTTTTCCTCTCGTCTGTAATTGCTCTTGCAAGCAAAAAGGATGATCCAGACGATAAATCATCATGGATTGATGAGGATGCTTTTGATGCTTATGATGACAGATGCCGTAAGTTTGCTCGTGGCGATAAGGTATTGTATAAATATAATATTATTGACAAGAGCAGAGAAATCACGCCTGTTGTTGAAGAGGGTGCTGTATCTGATACCACGCTTTTTATCAACAGCGGCCTTGCAAGTGTGGAACATGAAATCTCTGATTATGCACTTCGATATGCACTTTGTAATAAATGCAGTCGGGCAACAGAATATCTGCAAAAAGCGATACAGCTTTGTGAGGACAGTGTTCGTGAAATAGAACGTCAGCGTGATGATGAACTTACTTCAACACAAACGCTTTTTGATAGCAAACAGCGTGATCTTGCCGAGCAGCTTGACTATACGCAGAGTTCTACGGCAAGCAACAAATCTGTGGAATTCAGACAGAGGATCAGTCAGAAATTTGAAGAATTCAAAAATCAGAGCGGACTTGTATATAAAAATTTCCTCCAAATTCGAAAACTCAAAATCTATGCTGAATTTGAACAGGAATGGAAAAATATCTCTGCGATAGGCGAGCAGCAGGGATTTGACATAGATGAAGCTCTGCGGAGAATGGAGAGTAGAGTTCGATATCGATATAATGCACTGCTTAACGCATTTTCTTCGATTGCAAATGATCTGATTTGTTCGTTTTGGGAAAATGCTACTGAGGTGTTTAAGAACGATTGTAAGGGAATCATTACTGACAGTGATGTTCTGAATGAGGAACAGAAAGCGATCATGAACGCCATTTTGCTGAACATGGAGAATATGACGAGATCAGTTGTTGAATTTGATTTGCGGTCTGTTCATGCTGTAAAACGCACGTTTTTTGGCAAGGATAAATATGATAATGGAACTTGTTGTAAAAACCTTATACTGACACTTGATGATGTTGCAAAAAAGGAAATAGAGCGTGTAAGCAGTAATAACAGCAGATATTTTGAGGAATGGAGCAAAGAACTGATTGCAAGTATTAAGTCGAAGCTTTGTACCTTTAATGCTGATCTTCATGATTGGGAAGTAAAAATAGGAGAACTGAATCAAATTATCGAAGAAAAGAAAAAGCATCTCAAATTGCTGGAAGACACGAAGGATTATGTTTGTCATTTGTTAGAGATACAGGCAGAGTAAGATTCCATAAAAAAGGGGTAGTACTATGGCAATATTAGCAACGATCAAAAGCGGAGCGGGTAAAATAGCAGGAAAAGTTGCAAACAAAGGCGGTAATATTGTAGCAAAAGCCTCAGGACTAAGTTCCGCACAACTTGAAAATATTGAAGAAAAGCGGAATGATTATCTTTCGGAAAAGCCAGAGACAGACCCAGGGTGTATCAAAAGGTTGTTGGGCTCATATGCCATAGAAGCCTATGAAGCATATCTCCCGCAGCTTTCAGAATTGTATAAACCGATGTCTATTGGTGAAGTGAATGATGAAAGAAGTCTTGATAATCGCATTCGTTATTTTGAAGTCACAAAATGGGTTACCGATCCAACTGAAGACAATCTGGATAAGCTCACCAATATGTATCACGTTCTCTCGGAAGAAGACTGCAATATTGCTCTTATCTTCAATCGCAGAGTAAATGGTACTACAGTCTATTTTGCAGTTGTCAACAATGGTGAAAAGGACATGCCATATATTGCTGACATGTTTGGCAAACGGCTTGAATCTTCGTTATTGGGCAATTTCCCTGGTGCTGAGATCAAAAAACTTCCGCATGATAAACTGAATGCAGGTGTTGTCCCTGTATTAAAGAATGTCAAAAATTCTTCTGTTGCCATCGTATCCAATATAGCGTCTGAGAAGTCTGAAAAATTCATTAGTCAGAGCGTGGAAAAGCTCATTGACGGTATTGTTCCGAGCAATGAACTTGAAGAATATACCATAGTGCTTCTCGCTACGCCTGTGAAAGATCAGCTGGATAGGAAACTTATTCTTAGCAAATTGTATTCTGACTTGGCTCCATATGCGTCATACTCTACCACATTTACATTATCTGAGACAACAGCGGTGGGCTCATCTGCAACTTTTGGGGCAAATCTCGGTGGCTCAGCTGGAAGACAGATTGGTGACACTGCTACAACCGGTACCAACAGTGCAAGGGGAACAACCGATAGTGACCTTGCAGCACATACAGATTCCACCAATAACAGTACGACTGACGGTACAAACAGCAGTACGTCATCAGGCACAAGTGACAGCACAAATCAATCTACAAGTAATGGAACAAGTACCAATACGAGTACTGCCAATATGACAGGAGAGAATCACTCTACAACAGGTGGCATATCCATAAACGAATCAGCAGCTGTAAATGTTTCTCCGTTTGGCATTGGAGGAAGCATTACAGGTGGAGCGGCGGAGTCATCGAGCACAACAAGTGGTACAAGCAATAGTACCACAAATACGACAGGGACAGGCACATCAACAAATACCACAAGTGGTACAGGTCATACCATAACACAAACTGCGGTACAAGGACTTTCTCACGCTGAAACCGCAGCGAAAGGACTTGCAGATACCGTCACAAAGGGAAAATCGATAACCGATACCATCGGAAGAATGGCATCGAATGCACATAGTATCGCTACGAACGTTGGTATGAACTTTGGCGTGAACTTTTCCCGTTCGTCCAACGTTACGGTCCTTATGGGAAAAAATGATGCTCTTACACAGAATTTCGTGAACCATGATGTCAAAAATACGCTTGAACTTATTGAAAAGCAGATCAAGCGTGTCGAGCAGAGTACAGCACTGGGTATGTGGGATTTTTCCGCATACTTCATGTCCGAAAGTCCTATTATCGCTAACAATACAGCACATATGTATCTTGCCTTAACACAGGGTGAAGATTCGTATTTGTCGCAGTCTGCGGTAAATCTGTGGGAATACCGTGAGGAACGGAAAGATGATATAACCAATCTTATGGCGTTTATCAAGAGATTACAGCATCCTGAATTTGAACTTAACATGGATCCGGATGATCCACTGTTTGATCCGAATTGGCTCATGTATCCGCCCCATGTGAATGCGGCAGTATCGCTTACGGGCAGGGAACTTGCATATTCGCTTAATCTGCCGAAAAAATCAGTTAGCGGTCTGCCTGTTCTTGAAAGTGTTGCATTTGGCAGAGAGGTTCAGAAATTCACACCGTCAAACGATAAATCGCCCAAAACACTGACTGCAGGCAATGTTTATCATATGCGTAAAGAGGATAAGAGGATTCGTGTCAAACTTGATATGGATAGTCTTTGTTCGCATACTTTCATAACCGGTTCAACAGGTACAGGCAAATCTAATTTCATATACAATCTGCTGGAGCAGATATATGAGGAGGACAAGCATTTTCTTGTGATTGAACCGGCAAAGGGAGAGTATAAGAATGTTCTCGGCGGATTTGATGATGTAAGCGTATATGGAACAAATCCGATGTATACTGAACTTTTACATATCAATCCTTTTTCTTTTCCGAAACACATCAATGTTCTGGAGCATATTGACCGTCTTGCTGAGATCTTTAATGCTTGCTGGCCAATGTATGCAGCAATGCCTGCTATTCTGAAAGATGCTATTGAAAGAGTCTATCAAGATAAAGGCTGGATATTTTCAAATCCTGCATACTATAGCGATGACTTTCCGACATTTGCAGATCTGATTCAGGTATTGCCGAATGTAATGAGCGAATCCTTGTATTCTGCTGATACCAAAAGTGACTATTCAGGAGCACTAATAACAAGAGTAAAATCGTTGACCAATGGTATCAACGGAGAGATATTTTGTTCCTCGATGGAGATCAGCAACAAGGCACTTTTCGACAAGAATGTCATCGTTGACATAAGCAGAGTAGGTTCTGTTGAAACCAAGTCGCTTATTATGGGAATTCTTATTATGAAGCTACAGGAATATCGTACGCAGCCTGACAAAATGAATGAGAGTTTACAGCATATTACGGTATTAGAGGAGGCTCATAATCTGCTTAGACGCACTTCTGTTGCACAAGCACAGGAATCATCAAATTTACAAGGCAAGTCTGTCGAAATGCTTACCAATGCGATTGCAGAGATGCGTACCTATGGAGAGGGTTTTATCATCGCAGACCAAGCACCAGATATGCTGGATGAGGCAGTGATCCGAAACACAAATACTAAAATTATCTTTCGGCTGCCGGATGAAAATGATTGTGAACTTGTTGGAAAGTCGATAGCCTTGTCTGAGATTCAGATCAAAGAGCTTGCGAAATTGCCTGCATTTGTGGCGGTTGTTCATCAGAATGATTGGATAGAAGCGGTATTGTGCAAGTCTGAAAAATACGACAAAGAGCGTAAATATATCTTCAGCAAAAAAGAACACAATATGTCAGCCTACAATCTAATGCTGAACATTTATGGTGTATCTGAGAAGATTGCTTTGTCTGATGAAGAAAAGACAGAAGTGCTTGATTGGATAAACAGACTTGAAAACGGCGAGAATACGAAACGCATTCTCCGTAGGGGACTCGCAGGGGGGACGCTCACGGAAGAAGAAAAAATGATAATTGCGTATAATGTGTTCGGCGGGCAGAGAACAATAAAGCTTCTTAGAAATGCTGAAAATAATGAAGCAGGTCTCAAACGTGTTCGTAGGTCAATTGGAAGTATATTCTCTCAGGAGAATGATGATAAGCTGATTGATACTGTCCAAAAGTATATTTGTATGGCAATCAATTGTGAGGAAGCTTGTGTTGATATTGCACATAGATATCAATATTTCGGAATGAATGGAGGTATTCTGTAATGATAAGCCTAAAAGATGTATCCTCTGATGTCACTCCTGCAAAAGCTTTAGAAGCCAAGCCGATTGAAGCTCCGAAAGAAATCGGTGAGGATAAGAGCAGGTATGCTGATGCTCCAAGGGAGATCGGAGAGACTTCAGAAAAAGCATGGGATATTCCGAAGGAAATTGGAGAGAATGATGCTATAATGCCGGAACTTCATGAACTGTCAGAAGAAAAAAGACAGTCACTGAAGGAACAATTGGGCTGGACAGACAAACAGCTTGACAAATGTACAGAATCCTCAGATGGAGTCATTCATTATCGAACAAATCGCTGTGATCTGGAAGGCAAATGTAGTGAAAACGGCGTTCCTTATAAGAGAAAGATTGTAAACATTGAAGGTAATTTCATTGAAGGCGTTTTCCCGGAAATGAAAAGTATGTTTAATCATCAGCTTTCAGAAGGAAATGTAAAGGCATCCAATGCAGTTCAGTTCAAGGAATGCAACAATAATTTGAAGGAGTCTGTCATGAAAGATCCTGAACTCGCTTCCAAATTTACCAATGAACAATATGATGATATTCTCTGTGGATACACACCGGAAGGTTATGTCTGGCATCATAACGAAGAATATGGAAAAATGCAACTGGTTAAGGTAGAAGACCACGATTGTACGCAAGGCGGTGCTGCACACACAGGAGGAAAGGCATTATGGGGCGGCGGATATTAAAATTATTTTCAAAAAATAGGAGGAAATTCAAATGAACCAAGTCCACTGGAATAAAATCAAGCCATTGACAAATCTAGATGCTGTTACACAATTTGAATCAAAATATCACATCACAATACCGAATGACTTAAAGAATTGTATCATAGAGCACAATGGCGGTCGTCCATCTCCAAATACAATAAAAACTAAAAACGGAAAAGAGTATGATGTAAAACTCTTGCTGTCTTATAATCCAGAAGACAAAGAGACCGTCTATAAGTGCATTTCATACTTTTGTGAAAAAAAGCTTCTTCCATTTGCCGTTGACTCTTCTGGAAATTATTATTGTATGTGCGGCAATAAAGTTGTACTCTGGGTACAAAGCGATGAGACTTATGATGTTTCTGATAGTTTCTCTGCATTTATCTCTGGCTTATACGAATTGTCATAATGATTAGCGTTTTATTTCAACACAAATCGTAAAGAGTTGAGCAAAAAAGATACATGGACTGTTATGACGCTTGTTGTTGATGAAAATGGAAACTTCAAGGCAGACTATGAGTATAAGGATATTTCAGAAGACCTTGTCGGATACTATAACGAGTGGAAAAATCGATATCTTCGGTGAATGAAAATTATTTGTACTGCCATAAAAACAACAGGAGAGCCGTCCAAGCTCTCCTGTTGTTCTTTTCATTCCTCAAAATAAATCTGCCATACTATTTGGATGTCTGCCGCTAAATATTCTTTTTAGGGGTTTTCTCATCTGCAAACTGGGAATGATAAAATACACTCACTTAATAAAGCTTCTGATCTCTTGGCTTATTTCTTTATATTTGTAGTCGTGAACATAATGAGGACAATCTAATTCAATATAGCTTGCATTGTCATGCCCCGAAATATAGTTTTCAGGAATACTTCTCCATTTTTCTTTTGTAAAACCTGTACCGCCTGAACCATTGGAAATAAACAGCAACATCGGCACTTGCGGAATGCCGTTTTCTTTCACAATATTCGCATTATCTTTTACGACTTTGGCTTCATCTATCATGGTTTCAGTCGCTGTCCTTTGATAAAATACAGCTCTGTAAATCTCTTTTTCCTTTTCAGACAGCGTTCCATATTTGATAGCATCGCTTTCTGCAAGACTCGGTATCCACCTTGTGATTCCCAAAACAGCACCATAATGTCCCAACTTCATCATAGGAATACTTATGTCCATTTCATCGTAATAAGCCGGTACAGCCATATCTAAACCGACAATTGCTTCAACCTCATCAGGGTATTTCTGTGCCCAGTATAAAGCCTCTAGTCCAGATAATGAGTGAGGACAAAGCACATACGGACCTTGTATTTCTGCTTGATCAAGTGCCATTCTCGTTTCGCTTAATATTGTATCAATATCTCTTTTTTCCTCTACAACATCGCTAAATCCGTAACCAAGCTTTTCTACTACAACAATTTTATACTCACTGCTTAAAAGCGAATAAAGCGACTTGAAATCCAATATTGGTGAGCAGGTTCCACCTCCCGACAGAAATACAAGCGTTTTATTGCCCTCACCCTCTGTGTATATGCTCATATTGTGACCGTTTACTTCTACAAGTTCACCCAAAGGAGTAAGTAAGTCTTTTTCTTTTGAACTGCATATTTTATGATGAACCAAAGATATTATCACAAACAATATAATAATTGCAGTAATTATCAATACAACTTTTAATAATTTACGTAATGCCTTTTTCATTCTATATGCCTTGTTCAAAATCGTTACCTCACTCAAATTTGATTCATATGTCTAAAACTCTGCATTTCATTTTCCCCTATTATACCATATTCCCAACCGAAAAACAAGAATCGATTCCACAAAAAAACAACAGGAAAGCCATCTAAGCTCTCCTGTTATCCTTTTTATTCCTTAAAATAAATCTGCCTGCCTTTGTTAATAAAAAGCTGAGCCGCCTCGCTAATAAAAAAAGAGCCAGTTGTGATAAAAAATTTCGAGCCACTAATCGTGATTTAAGGTCGAGTTGATGCAGTAAGACAGTCGAAATTTGGGCGAGAGTCGTCGTGCTTTTAGGTACAGCCATTTTATGTTACATTATCAAATATCATACTAGTCATAGAATAATCATCTGTTTTCACACCATTTATAACTAATATGTCGGCGAAAGGAGAAACACTACGACCGATTTTTTGTGCTAGATCGTGAATATTATCTTCCGCATCATTTCCAAACTTCTTTCCACAAAGTATATATAGTCCCTTTATATGCTCGGTTTCGTTTAAGGTACTGATGGAAAATAGATATTTATATACTAATTCCTGTAATTGATGAAGTCGTATATTTTCAGGTGTACTAAATTTTGCATCCAGGATAATATAGTCAGTTTGATTGCTATATTCAATTTTTATAATATAGTCAGGTGTATATGTTTTTCCTTTATTACTATTTTCCTTTTTGGCGTTTGTTGATGTATTTCGGAATATATTTAATCCATTGAATGCTCTGCTGTCACCATAAACAACAGGTTGAAAATATAAGGTGAGCTTAGTAGAACCATTATCAAAAACAAATGTGTTGTTATATTTAGTATCCATATAGTAGGTATTCTTTACACGATAAGAAATGCGTTTCGATTCTATAAAATCGTAATTGGTGTTTTTGGTCATATGGCATAACATTTTTATAAGACAATAGTATTCATATATTTTACTTGTAGAGATAAAACTTAACAACAACTCATCTTTTCCAAGATCATAGTTACCAATAGAAAACCAGTTATGTATAACTGTGTATATCTGTCTGTAAGCGTTTATGGAACGAAAAATAGGAGTAAAAACAGGTACATTTCTGATCGCATCTGCTGAGATATTGAAAAGCTGAGTATAGAAAAAATACAATTGCTGATATTTATTATGCAGAGATTTCAGAGATTCTATATATCCATTGATTCGTTTGATGCTCCTTGAAAAGATCTGATACATCGAATCAACATATCCTTCTTGCGTAGAAGATCTGTTTTTAAGATATGTTTTCTCCAATAAACTTTTAATTGTTACATTGATCTCGGATGCAAGAGTTTTTAAAAAGCCTACAATGATACGGTTTTCATAAACATCATATGAATATGAATTTCTCTCCACCAACACTCTGTTAGGCTGATAATACTGATTATTATACCTTATGCCTGTATCATAATTAACGACTGCAAGTTCATCAATATTATTTGTTATATACCGTATGGTTTTCTGTGATATAGATTGTAGTTTATCAAATGAATCTACAGCCTCTGTCTTTTCAAGTTTACAGTATGGATTAGTTTTCAGATACTGATATGATTTTTTATAAATTTTAAGTGTTTGTTCCAGAAAAGCTATTTTTGCCTCCAGAGAGATGGTTTGATTTGGTTTAATTCCTGACATTATTGTAGAATATTTATGCTCTTCGTAAAGATAATCTTCGCAGTTCTCATATATATATTCTATCATATTTGTAATGCTGTTGTTGATATCAGAATTAGACACCAGTACAGCAATACTTTTGGAGTAGTACTGTTTTTCATTCATCCATACTTCTATCCTTACAGCTCCAAAACTCTGCAAAAATGGTCTATCACAACCTTTTAATCTGAATTGGATTTCATCTACTCCTCCATTGCAAAATTCAGCATCATATGCTTCATCATTAATATATACTTTTGATGGCATAGAGGCAGCACCTGACAATAAAAACAAATATGGATTATCATTATATACCATCTCTTTGCCATTTGGTATATCAAAATAATCGCTTTCTTTGTCAGTTTGGAGTATTAATTCTATTTCTTCACGATACTTGGGTTTTAGCTTTAGTGTTATTGTATCCAAAGAAATCCCTCCTCACTCAAATCAGATACTGACAGTATCCCATATTCCGTTCCTGAGCATCAACTATTTTCATGACAGCATTTTCAGTCATAATAAGGTTGTACTCCTTGCACAACTGCTTCAGTGAGTCAAAGAAGCGTTCATAAACAGAATAGTAACCATTAATTTTAGGCAGCAATTTTTGCACCACTGCGAAATCCAAAGCCTTTTCTCTTGCAAGTGTGTTAGGCTCGTTCTCCATGATTTCCTGGGCTGCCATTACATATTTTTTTATGCCTAATTGTGTACGAGGACTAACGCTCATTCCATAGTCATTGAATAGCTTGTATATTTCTTTCATGCCCTTTTGTGTAATAAGATTTAGTTCTGCTGTCTTAGAAAAAGTCTTAACGAAGTTTTCCCATGTGATTATCTCTGTTGATGCGGCTGAAGTATCAACGTTATATTTAGGTTCGACTTTGGGCAATTTTATGATACAGGCTCTGTCAATAAGTCGTGGGGACAGTGTTTCGGTAGTTTGATCAGTATTGATAGTAGCTACAAATTTAAGTGTTTCAGGAACATATAATTCACGTTCTGCACCTATGTTTATATACATATCATTCAACGATGATCTGTCTGTAAGACGCATGAAATCCGCCCAATAGTACTCTATCGGACTTAGATTTGCCTCATCAAGCATAATTATGAACGGATACTTGGATTCATCTCTTTCTGCATCAAGAATTCGAAGGGCATCATAAATTTTGCCATTACTCTTATCATATTTCCTTGTTAGAGGATTATAGTATCCGATAAGATCTCTCTTGGAAGACCAACCACGTTCTACTGATACAGAAACAAAACGGTTTAACTCTTCTCCATAATGTAACAAACCAAGAGTTTCAGCAACGATATTGCACATAGACGTTTTTCCTGTGCCAGGTTCACCTGAGAAAATAGTGATAAAGTTTTGGGCAATACTGATATAAATATTGATTATGTCATTTCGGCTATACTCACGTCTTGACTTGACATAATTTACAATATAGTCTATGAGGTCAGCATCACTTAATGCGGAAGGCGTAATTGAATTTATTCTGTCTATCTTTTCTTTATATTGCCTATCTTCTTCTTTTGTTTCCCATGAGGCTGCTTGTTTCATCATTTCGCTTGAAATAAATGGATCAAATGCTAAAGATGCCATTTCATCACTGCCGTCTTTAATAGCAGTGCTAACCTGTGTGCGTAATTCTTTTGCTTTTTGCTCATACTTGTCTATTTGTCTTTGGAGATATCTATTGTTCGTTTCTAACTCTGTCTGATCAGATTTAAGTTTTTCAATATTTGCACTTGTAGCTTTTATGGTTTCAAGTTTTTCTTTTAAAGATTTATTATCCGCTTCAAGTTTAGCAACTTCTTCTGAAGATGCGGTGCCTTCCGAACTCTTTTGCAGATCTACTATCTGTGCATTTAATTCTTCCTGTGTTCTGCTCAGTTCTTGAATCTTCTTATCAGCTGCTTCACTTCTTCTTCGTTCTTCGTTATATTTGCTTTCTAAATCCTTATAAACATCTGATTTGATTATCATTTCATCAGATGGGGATTCCTGATAGAGTTTAAGCAGAGATTCAAATACTTCATGCTTCTTTTCTTTGAAATCCTCAACACTAGTGACTATCTCAATAAGCCTGTCCAGTCGCTTTGAAACAATTTCTGATGGTAATTGAGCAAGAAATGGAGAGTTACTGCACAGATGAGAAAATTCCTCGGGGTTAGTTCTAGCAAGCTCAATCGAAACATCATCTGTTATTTTTTCAAGCAGCAACTCATCTGTTATATGGTCTTCATACTGTTCACTTTCTGATGAAATATGAATAAATTTGGTATATGTGGGGTCTTTATAATAAGCCTGTTTTTCAAGCTCTATAACATTCACATCAGTTATGCTGAAAAAAGGAACTAGGTAGTTGTTTTCGCTGGCTAAAGTAGTAATATAGAATTTTTCATCATATTGCCTTCGTGTTGCTTTAAAAGGTCCGTAGTATTTTTCATTATAAAAAAGAACTACCATTTCGCCGTTAGTAATGTTTGTCTCAAGAAGATTAATATTACCACTTATAAAGGTTTTATCTGAGATGCTATCTGTTTCGCTGTGAACTACTTTATATATTTCACACTCGTCAGCATAACGAATAATATCATCTAACTTTTTGCCACATTGAACTAAACGTTGCAAATCAAGCTTGACCTGATAGGTTGAATTTTCATTAGACTCTAAATCATAATTATCAATTTCTATTACATATACATTGTTAACATACTGGTCTTCGTCATTATCCGTGGTTATTCCATCAAGAAATGATGCTGCTCCGCCTGAATAAGGATTATATGCAAGATTTATTCCTCCGTTTGTAGGATAATCAGATCTGAGTTTGTCAGCAGGTATTTCTATAAGCTTACCATCAGTCAGTTCATATTGTGGGAAGAAATTATAAAATGTATTTCTTTTCTCTATTCGTCCTAATAATTTCATAGTATGCACCTCGTCATTATTTACATCAGTTGATGGTGTTTCAGTTCCATCTGAAGATATACTTGTATCCATTTCTGATACGGGCTCATTATTCAAGACGGTGGATTTTGAGCTATCAATTTTTTTATCATTAAGGATATAATCAAATGTCTCAGAGTCTACAAATGAGTCGAAATATCTATCATTATTGGATGAACTGTCATCTCCGCTTTCGTAACACCACCTGAAAAAGAAAATTGCAATGTATAATTTATTGTCCTCATTAATGCTTGTTATAATATCATCATAACTGGAAGTATTGAGTGATAATGAAATTCGATCTTTAATTGTTTCAAATGCTGTGTCAATGAATAGTTCTCTACATTCACGTGACATGAGCATTTTAACTTTTTCTTTTGATGATTTTATCTTGTTTAGTTTCCGTTCTATCTTTCTATTATGGATGTTATCAATGATTTCTTCAAGCAAAGGAGCGGGTAAAGATTGGTAAAACGTTATTACTTTTATAAATCTCTTTTCTTTATCAAGCATATGAACTCGCCTCACTGTATATATAATAAAGAATAATACTATTAAATTATAACACTTTCAGAAGCAAAAGTCAACATAATTCTGTTTGAATTGACATATTCTATGCTTTTATATTGATTTTAATAATTTGCGACTTTTTATGTGATAGCCTACAAATTGTAAATGTTTTTCTTATACTTTTATTTTAAATATCTGTTTTTGACGGTAAGATGGTTATATAGATTATGCTTTGAATTATCAAACTTTTCAAGATCTTCTGTATTGCGATGATATTCATTCGTTTTAACTTCTTAAAATTCATTTTGTGTCCTTATAAATTTCTATTTCACGAACAATGTGAATTAGTGTTTTAATAGGTGTATTTTACTTGACAAAGACAAATAAGAATTTATCGATAAATCACATAACGATAATGTGGCATATCCACGCATCTATAATGCTTTATCCATGTATCCATTATTTTCATTCCGTTTCTTACGGATACATTTTGAGATGCTATATTCGTATCTCTGATAATAGAACATACTTCCGTTGCATTCAATACTTCAAACGCATACTTTTTACAAGCTTTTGCCGCCTCAGTGGCATACCCATTATGCCAGTATGACCGCTCAAAAAGATAACCTATTTCAAGTACCTCAGAATCTTTCCATGGTTGCCTTCAAAACAACTGCCCATAAACCAAAACTCCATTTTTGATAACGGTCAATTGCCTGTCAAGCCATTCATGGGCTTCATCGTCACTAAATGCACCCTCATATGCGTAGATTGTATCTTTATCTTGCAAGATTTTACACAAAGACTCAAAATCATTTTGATTCATCTCACGCAGATATAATCGTTCAGTTTCAAGTATCATATTTATCTCTTTAACTTAAATCCCAATTTATATGTTTGATTGTTATACTCAGTTTCCTTATTATACCATATTCCCAAACCGAAAAACAAGAATCGATTCCACAAAAAAACAACAGGAGAGCCACTCAAGCTCTCCTGTTATCCTTTTTATTCCTTAAAACAAATCTGCCATACTGTTCATAACATCACGCATATGGTCAAGAGAGGTGTGACAATACAAATCCATGGTAATCTGTACCTGACTATGGCCCAGAATATCGCTGAGGGTTTTCACATTTACTCCACGTTCAATGGCACGGGTGGCAAATGTATGACGCAGAGCATGGAAGTTCACATGATCGATTCCGGCAACTTGGAGCAGGTAGTTCAGCACATCACGCATATGACTCGGCTCTACACATCCGCCCATAGGTGATGCAAAGAGGTAGCCGTTATCCATATAACAGCCGCAGCACATGGCTTTCTCCTGATCCTGGATCTGCACCTTGTACTCCATAAGCTTTGCAAATACATTGTTGGGAATGGGAATCTCTCGGAAACCGCTTTGCGTTTTTACAGATGCCTCTATGATGTGGGTACAGTGTCCATAGGAAAGGTTGTCGTCCCGTTCCGCCTGGCTCTTTTTGATTCGTTGCAAGGTACGGCTGATTTTCACTGTTTGTTTCTGAAAGTTGATGTCCGACCACTTGAGGGCACAGAGTTCTCCGATGCGAAGTCCGGTGACAAGGTCAAAGAGGATTGCCATGCCCAGGCGGTGCATTCCAATGACCGACAGCAGCCGGCGTTCTTCCTCCAGGGACAGTACACGCATTTCATTTTGCTCCCTGCGTGGCAGTGTCGTGCCGTCTGTTGGATTGACTGCGATCATACCGTTGATGCGAGCCTGCTCCATTGCCTTGTGGAACATATTGTGCATATTTCGCAAGGTCTTCGGGGATAAGCCGCCGCCTCTCTTGCTGCCCGACTGGAACTTCTGATTGTAGAATTCCTGTACCATTGGCGTGGTGATCCGTTGAATGGGATAGCCGCCCAGACTGGGATTGATATGGTTGTAAATGTAGCCCTCGTAGCTGATATATGTGGAAGGCTTGATGGCGTTCTTTGCATAGGTTTGCAGCCATTGTGTCATCCAGTCATCGAGCCGGTACTGGGAGGGTGCAACGTAAGTGCCGGATTGTTTCTTTACCAGAATATCTCGTATTTTGTCTGCCACTTCTTTTCGGGTTTTGCCATAGACAGAACGTTGGATCTGTCTTCCGGCATCGTTGTAGCCATCTGTGTAACGACCTTCCCAAGTCCCGTTGGCACGTTTGCGAATGGAACCTTCGTTATTTGCATTTTTTCTGCTCATGAAACACACCCCCTTTACAGTACTTTTCCAGTCGTCTGATTGATCCACTGAAGAAACTGTTCACGCTGTATCTTGTAGCATCGTTTGATCTGAATGGATGGGAAATTTTTCGATCGCATCAACTCATATGCCATGCTGGGGGAGATGTTCAGATAGCCTGCAACGTCATTCGTCGATAACACTAGAGGCAGTTCTTCGTTGTTTTTGTAAACCGGTAAATCTTCTTTTTTCATGGAAAATACCACCTTTCTTTTTTTATGGAGATGTTAGGTCGATTGTATTTTTTTAATTTTACATTCGGAAAAAAGAAACCATTTTCCATGTGGGAAAGCGGTTTCTTTTTGTCAGCGGTGTGTGATTTGTCCTATTCGCAGCAAAACTCCTCTTCGCACCGAACTGCACAAAGCGTCTCCAAAAGCAAGTTGCTGTCACACAGCATTTCCTCGATCTCATCGGCAGAGTAGCCGTAGTCCAACAGCAAGAGAACGTCATCTTCTGTCACGCCGTAGCAATTGCACATCTCCAACAACAATTCTTCCTGCTGCGTGTAATACTCTTCCTCCAACTCGTCGTACCAGTTGTACCACTTGCCGAACCGGAAACTTTCCTGTACCTCAAAGGTAGAGCCGCTTAAAAACCCATAGCGGTCAATCTCCAGAATCGTTCCTTCTTCTATGTTCAACACTTCAAACGGATACTTGTGGAAACCAGACTTTTGCAACGCCCTTTTCAGAATGCTTTCGGTCGAGGCATAGATGTAAAGCCCCAGCTGTGCAAAGTGGAGCAGGCACATTGGATTGCTGTCTTTGACGATGTAGAGCGTGTTGTTTTCGTCCAGAGCTGTAAAGCAGAAACTACCCTGCACAGATTCTGCCATGCCCTTGAGCGAGCCAAAATCCAACTTGCCCTGCTGTTCAATCAGCTGTACTGCAATGTAAGAATCTGTCTCAATCTGCGTATTCGGCAGGTGCCTTTCTGTTCTGAGTTCCTTATCATTATACAGTACGCCATTATGGGCAAAGGCAAAGTTCACATTGGCCTGACCATAGAAAGGGTGATTGTTGTAGTTGAACTTTTCGTTGCCCTGTGTGGTCATGCGAGTATGTCCCATAACGGCTCTTGTGCCGTTGGGTGCGTTGAACCGCAGTTTGTGGGCAGGTTTCGGTCTCTTGTAGATGGTGACCTTACCGCTTTTCACATAGGCAATGCCAGACGCATCCGTTCCTCGTTCTTCCGCCGCATTTGCCAGAGCTTGTGTCAGCTTTTTCAACAGCCTGTCCGAAACAATGCCTTTGTAGTCCAGCCAACCAAATAATGCACACATATCAATATTCCTCCGTTTCTTCTACTCTGTCATTGATGTACAGCTGACGTTCTTTCAGATACTGAATCAACTCTGGCTCTGTGATGTCAGCTACAAAGTCCGACCAAGACAATTTTGCAATGCTGTCATCGGTGTTGTACATGGCAGCATCACAGATTCGATTGACCAGCTGAATGGTTGCAATGAACGTGTTGTACTTCAAAGTGCCTCTGAAAAGTCTGAACTCCACAGTGTGATAGTTGCAAAGGTTTACTGCGGCATACCGACCGTTGCCGCCTTTTTTTGCCTTGTCCATGATTGCTTTCGGGGTATGTTCATAGCCGTATCTTGCCGCCCAGCGGTTCATGGTGTATTCCGAACGGCGGCTGAACTTCAAAAGCTCGTTCCAATGGTGTTCCACAAAATACAGGATTCTGGAGATCACCTCGTCCTGTTCTTCCTGATTGTCGGAAAAAGCATTGCGGTTCACATGGAGATGCAGACCGCAGGTTGAAGTCTGATGCGAGCGGTAGCCTTGATGAACAGCACGGTGCATAATATCTTCCCACGGGAATTCATTGATGTGATAGTCCATGGTGCAGGGATGGGAAACCAATTCCATGCTATCGTCCAGCGATCCATCTGTCTTGATGTAGAGCAGGTCGGCATGAGCATTGGCAATGTCCAGCAACTCTTCGGCATAATCATCGTCTCTGCCTGCTCCGTCGATTTCCAGTTCAATGCCAAAATAGCGGTTGCCCTCACCATAGAAAATGGGATTCGGCTTGTAGCCGTATTCGTGAATCAGATTGCTCTCCTCTCGTTCGTCCTCGTAACAGTCACGGCAGTATGTTTCACCGTCCAGATAGTAAGCATCATCCTCGTGTAAGAGAGCATCACAACAGCTGCATCTGGTGTAGCTGTGATGATAGCAATGGCTGCAAAGGGTGATGTCATTGTCACCATAGACATCCTCATCCCAGATGCGTTCCCCACAGCATTCACAGGTGGTGGTGTGATTTTCCAGACAGTCGGAACAGATAATTTGCCCGTTCCATTCCGTGTAGTCATCGTCATCAATGACACAGCCGCAGCACTCACAATACAAGGTTTCTTCGGTTGTTTTTACTTCTTCGCTCATTTGAAATTCCTCCGTAAAATGAAAATTGCCCTACCGAATGGAATCGGTAGGGCTTTGTGTTTGGGTTTAATATTCTTCTGCTAAGAGCATGGTGGAATGGTCGGTGTCATCAATGACATAGACCTTTTGATTGACTGGGTTTGCTAAGTCAATCACGTAGTCTTGACTGTATTCCGGCTGTTCGGAAAAGTGGTGAATGTGCTGTTTTCCGTTGGATACATCAAGCTTGAACACCTGGAAATAATCCCGTTCTTCTGGCAACTGGTCAATGCAGTTCCATAGGAATAGCTGTAACTCCATCGGTAGTTCTGCCTGTACACCTCTGGTCAAAAATCGCTTGTTCTGGAACATTCGTATACCTCCTTTCGCTGGTTTGTTATGTCCCTATGCTCCGCCCGAAGGCGGCTTTTCTATGCGGTCGACATGATCGTATCATCAGTACCTGGCACAGATTCACTGTAATGATATACAACTGAAAAATGAGAATATGACAAATTTCCTTGAAAGAACAGGTGGTTTATGGTATAATAAGGATAGATTCAAAGTATCGGAGGGAGAACGATGAGTACAGAGAAACCACAAATAATAATTACCAATTCAAATGGTCAAGAACAATCAGATTCATATCAAAATAGTATTTTTGAAAATGTGTCAGAGCAGCAAGAAAAATTGTTTTGTCGAGTTACGTCTTCAGATAATCAACCTAAAAATCAACAACCTAATGTAGAAGCAATACCACAGCAAGAAATGCAATATCAAGAGTGCAACGAAAATATGCAAGATCCGTATTTGTCATCTGTATCTCCAAATGTAATGCCGCAGCAAGGTTCATATAATGTGCCGGCTTATCAAACAGGGCCGTCATCGATGATATCAGCCCCAAATGCAATGCCACAGCAAGGTACATATAATATACCTCAAACTGTGTCAGCTCCTCAGAACATAGTGCAGCCGGCAATGTCAAATTCCAATACGCAGCAGCAAGGAGAACAGAAACAAACATATCGTCATACCTATTGTCCAGTCGTGATGGAAGATTGCAATGCGTGTTTAACGTATATTGCTCAGGCAAATGTCAGTGCAGACAGCCGTTTTTCTGTAAACAGAGAAATGCTTGCTTCTATGATCTGCAAAAACGAACTAAAATCCAACACAACTGAAATTGCTCGTTTGTACATCAATACGGCACAGGATTATGGTACAAAGTACAGAGTAGACGTAGAATATATGGATGCAGAATATCACAGACAGCATCAAATCGTATTTTTGGATAAGGAAGACTGTACACAGGGACGTATTGTGCAGGTGTTCAAGAAAAATGGAATTTGTTGTTTTAATACCAATCTTTCTCAAAAGAAAATCAGCGATTATCTGTACGACAGAATTCAGGCAAGGCTGCAAAATGAGAAGCATGAACTGCCCACACACAGTGGATTTCAGGAGATAGACGGCAGCTATTGTTTTGTGACCAGTGAGTATTGTGATAAAGAGAAACTTCCAAGAATTACGGAGAAAACCTTTCTGGTTTCCAATCAACTGTACTCAGAAACCGCAGAGTTCCAATTTTACCAACTTGCACAACAGCATTCTTCTGTAAAACAGTTTTTGCTTTTGAATATGCTGCGGATCATTGGACTATTGTCTACACCGTGGATGGAATGTGGAATTCGATGGAGCAGAGTAGTATTTCTCTGCGGTTCCGGAGAAAAGCTGTCCAGATACCTTCAAATTTATGAAAGAGGCCGTGAAATTCAAAGACCGCATTCTGTGAACGTCAAAAAGGAAAAACTGGAGTCTTATTTTAGGGACGAAAAAGATACTGTCGTTATGTTAGAAGATTCTGCTCTTGCTTCGGATTATTTGAAGAAAAACGGCGTGAATGCAGTTGCCTATCTGAACAACGAAATATTTGACCGTATGAATAGCTGCTCTATGGATTACAACTATCTGACTGTGGTATTTTCGGAACGGCTTGGGCAGCTGATGCCTCATGAAAAAGGCCTGGTGTTGCCTTATCAGAATTTTTCTGTACAGTCGGAGATTTCATGGAGAACACTGTTTTCGGTGCTGTACTATTTGGACAAGAAAATTGTTGAGTATGTGTGCAGTGACATTCAGGATTATCGGCAGTTTGTCCGTTCACGCAGTGAAAACTATGCTGCCTTTGCAAAAAGCAATTCTGTTGATGGCAATGTTTTTTCCTGCCTGATGATGGCATACGATGTCATTGTCAAGCAGTATCAAAGCGTAGAACAATTGGTGTCTCGTGTAGAAATGCAGGAATATCTGTTTACAGTGATTCAGGAATCAGAACGCTCTTATAATGGCGGGAGTATTGCAGAGGAGTTTCAGGAAAAGCTCAATGCAATGCTGGTAAATCGGGAGTTGGAATTGGTTGAAAACTCCTGTCTGAACCAGTGTTATGGAACGTCGGGAACAGTACCGATTTTGTATCATGACGAAAATTGGCTGTATTTCCCCGCAGAGACCTTTGAATACCTGGCCTCCAAAGTGACTCTTGCCAATTGTGTGGGAAATGTACGAAAAGCATTGAAGGAAAAAGGCTGGCTGCGGATGTCGGAGAACATGACCTATAAGGCAACGCTGTATGATACCTGGTACAACGGAAAGGTCAATGTAACTGCTGTCAGCGATACGATTCTTTCAGATGCGGCAGCTCAAATGCAGCTGGGCGGTATGTTTAACTTTACACCATACAGTGCAGAGGATGCAGGAAAACGAATCCTGCTGGGGAAAGACGAGAAAGACCGGAATGTCTACTGGAGCATTCAGCATGAGGATCTAATCAATCGGCATATGCTGGTGAACGGAACTTCTGGCTCTGGAAAAACAACAGCAGTGAATCAAATCGTAAAAGAACTGTTCCGACAAGGACATCATATCGTATACCTGGACTTTAGTCATAGCTGTACCCCAAAACAACTTGCAAGTCATGGCATAGAGGAAACATTTCAAAAAGACAATATTTTGAGATCTCGGCTTGAGTCGGTTTTGGAAAATCCAGAGGAATTGACGAGTGCATTGGAGATCGTGCAGGAAGAAAATTCGATTCTGTTGTTTGAAACAGAAACCTACAGCGATGAAGTGGAATCGTTTCTGACGCTACTATACGAGACGATTTTGGTAAGAGAAGAACTGGAGATTTTTCTGGTGATCGATGAGGTGCATGAACTGAACTATGCCAAGGGAAGTCCGTTGTACCTCATCATGGAAATGGGTCGAAGAAACGGCATCTCTCTGATCAGTATTTTTCAGGGACCGCATCAGACAAAGCCTAAGCAATACAGTATGATGAACCAATCAGATATAAAGTTAATATTCAAACTAACAGATCATAAGGATGCAGAAGACGTTGCAAAATCTGACGCACTGAAGCCGCCTGGAAAGTTTATTGAGAAGATCCGAAAGCTTGCAAAGCACCATTGTCTTGTGATCGGAAACCTGGAAGACAGCGACGGAGAGCTTGAAAATGACCGGTTTGTAGAGGTCACTGTCCCAGAAATCTAAACGTGAGGAGATGCCGTGGAGCATCTCCTTTTTTGTTGAAATTGTCGAAAAAAGAAAAAACAGTTCCAGAAAACAAAAATGAGATCAGAATATATTCTTTGAATCACGGTATATACCATGAAATATATAATTTGAATTTTGAAAACTGGAACTGAAAAATAATTTTATAGAAAACACGAACACACAAGCGGTTGGGTAGTATATAGCATAAGCGTGAGATACTTGACAGCAGGGGAGAGAACAGATGCTGCTTTATGAGCCATTGTTCGTGATTCTGTGGATTGATTTCGATGTGTTTTGCTTGCGAGTATTGGTGTCTGTTTTCAGTTTTACTGCCTGCTCTATGTTGTCTGTTCTACGATCTCTTATATCTATTTTTATTCATATTTATATTGGAAGAGATATCTTGTATCCAGATGATAAACAAAAGAAGGCGGCTTACAAAAAAGAATCTGTACACTTTTTCATGATTTCGAATAGAAACGATTTACGGAAATTTCACTCGTGTCAGACTGCCCGTTGGGATGGTTACAGGAACTGTTTTTGAATCGGTGTCGTTGCTGGATGCAATTGCAAAAACCGTTTGTTTGACATAATAGGTTCGGGTACTTCAAAGCTGGAAGTCTCTCTATACCAAACCGAAACTATGGTGAAAAATGCACAATTCCCTAATATATATTAGGGAAATGTGCAAAAATCCCCATGTTCCAGAATTGAGTCACCTGTTACAGCATGATTGCCTGAGAGACCGGAAATCTTGCAAACACCTTTACTGTGCAGGGATACCGCAGAAGTCTTGCTCTGCCGATCGCTTGTTCCAGATGTGATTCCAGCATCCACAGGTGAATCTTGCGGAGGGTATCTGATGAAAAGGTTTTAATTCTGAAATCATAGCCGTTGTAACTGGTTCTTATGGACTGCATGGGATACGTCTCTGCCCGCATTCCAGCCGCCATACCATAGAGAATGTACACCACATCAGAGATATTGGGGAGACCGATCACGGAGATGTTTTTCCCTTCCAGACAGTTCAGTCCCTCGATTGCACCATAGTGATACTTGGTGTGAAATGCGTTCTCCGCACATAGAAAGGTGATAACGGCATCACTGTCCAATCCCTTTTTCATCTTGTCAATCATTCCATCCTGTGCCAGTGCATATCTGCTGTAGGTAGATGATGTGTCCAGTTCTAGTCTGCCTTGATATGCTGCCATTTTGCATGGATAATCATATACATCTGCCATGGTGTACATCCGGTAAATATCTGCCTGTGCAGTAGCCGATAGAATAACTGCCTTCTCACAGGACAAACTCTTTCTTACTATAAAGCTTGTGGTTATTCCATCGTTATAGACGCATCTGGAACTGCACAATGCCGAGATGTCACCTTCGATGGATTCGAAGATCTGAAAACGTTCCATTTCCACATCAAATGCAGGACATTCTTCTTTGGTGAATTTCTGATAGTCTCTGGTCAGGAGAACCTTCTGGAGCTTTTCATAAACCGGTGCGGACAGGAACGGCTCGTGCATCACACGCAGGATGTCTTCGTTGGAGATGGATTTTACCGATACCATAGCACGTAGAATATCCTCGTCTATGAGAACCGTTCTGCCTTGAAACAAACTGCTGTTCTTGTTTTCCAGCAGGATTCGTTCGTGAGTTGTAATGATGTTCCCGTCATAGGTCTTAATGGCTGTGAGATCATCAAGATAATTTCGGATCGCTGCTGTTTCTGTATCTGATGCTGATTTGCTGTATTCTGTCAGATAGTTTCCCACATATGCACCTGCTCCGATGCGGTACAGATGCTCTAACTCGCCCTTTAATTCCTCTGAAAAGCAGGGTAATTCCGGCGTACAGCGAATGTCCTTTACCCCAAGGCAAAGGGCTTTGGCATAGATCTCAGCTTTTAACTGATGTGTCGGAACAGCGATCAGGAACTTCTCATTCGGATGTGTCTGGATGTATTTCAAATAGAGGCTGGTCTTGCCGATGCCTGTCTGTGCTTTAAGGATATGCAAGCCAGTTTCTTGAGAACGGATGGCTTTCAGGAACTGGTTTCCCAGATCAAGTTCTGCTTCTTCGATAGAAACATACTCCTGCTTTTGTATCGGCAGAATCGTGCTATGTCCCGGCTTAGCGGTCAGAACCATGTTTTTGGCATGGAGGCAGTCTTTCTCATAAGGGCAGGTATGACAGCTGGCGGGCTGATAATCCATTTCTATGAGCATATGCAGAATCTGTCCCCAGTTTCGTTGGTGATAGGATTCATGGCCTGCGTTCTGTTCAGATTGCAGAATATGCAGGAACTGTGTTTTTCCTTTTTCAATATTGATCAGGTTGGTTGCAATGTGAAGCAGTTCTGGATAGTAGTAATATTCTGAACCATCAAAAAAGTCTCTGTAAAGCCGGCATCTGTCATACAGCGTGTTCCAGTCCAGATTTCGTGTTATTTGTCTTCTGCCGTTTTTGGGCTTGTCAGAGGCATGAGAACGGGCAGTCTGAGGACTTGTTTCTGAAATAAAGCTGCCTTGATCTGTTGTAACGGGGTGATTCTTTTCAAAGCGAATATGATTGGCGGTGTAGAACTTTTGCAGTTCTCTGGTATAGTGTTTGTTGTCGTATTTGTCAGCCATATATGCGGCGAGGGCGAGGATGATCTCTCTCTGTGAAATTTCGTGCGGCTCATCTGCAAGATATCGCAGGCCTTTGCCGCCAAAAAACAACCGTGCAGAATCTTTGCAGGCCTCATCGCAGTTTTCGAATATTTTCATAAAGATGCTTACCACAGATCTTGCGGTAAATGAATCTGTAATTTTATGCTGCAACGCAAAGACGACTCGGAATTTTTCATGTTCTGCTGTATCGGAAAATGTCCGGTATGCAAAAAGTATTTTCAGGTGATAGTGTTCTGCTTTCTGCTGTATGATATGGAACGGAACGCCATTGTCAAAGTCAAGACCGATCAACTGCTGGGATTTGAAATTCTCTGCTTTGCGTTTGCCGTGATATACAGCAGGGCAAAAAGAACAACCAGCTTCTCCTACGGCATGTGCAAGCTCTTTGTAGTTCATCTGTGTTTCTGCTAGATGATTACTGATGTTTCCAATCTCTGTACCGGTCGGTTTTGTTGTATGCATTGTGTCATGAAAGGATATATTGTATTGATACAT